CGACCTACCGTTGAAAAAAGATCTTGACGGTAGGTCAAAAAGAACGCATAACTTGGACATCCAACGCGGACCGAGAAAGAAAGAGACAAGAACAATGACCACCACCCAATCAAATCACGAAGCCTCACCCGCATGTGAACTCGTAGCAACACGCTGTGTGTGTTGCGGTCGCAAGCTAACCGACGCGGTTAGCGTTGAGTTGGGCATCGGCCCCGATTGCCGTCAAACATATGGTTACGGCTTCATCGCAGAAACACTCGTGATCGATTGGGTTGCTTTTTGGTCTGCTGTTCATCCGATGAACATCAAGGCGTTGAACGACCTTGAAGCCGAGCAATCGATCGATGTGAAGAAGATCGCGAACGTGCTCGTTCACCATGCCGCGACTTCGTACAAGGGATCGCGAGGCCCCTTCGTTGTGGCGCTTCGTATGCTCGGCTTCGTGAAGCTTGCGAACAAGATCGAAAAGCAAGCCGGGAAGGCGTTGCGCCTTGCCAACATGGGTGTTGTGAATGCCCCTGCAATACCCGTTCTAAGCGTCACCCGCGAAGGTGATAGCTACAAGGTGAAGGCGCCATATAGCCCTGCATTCAATCAAGCCGTACGCGCTAACAACTGCCGTGCTTGGTTTGACGGTGCAACCAAAGTTTGGGTTGTGCCAGTTGGTGCCCGCAAAGGGCTATGGGCTTCGATCGTTACCGCATTTGCTGGCGCTAAGCTTGTTACCGCTACCGGTGAGACAACTGTACCCGTTGCGGCGTTACGTCTAACCGGGTAGACGTAGGGGGGGGGGTTGAGCAAGATCCCCCGATGTTTTCAACAATCGACTATTACGAAACCTTGAAACGATTGATCGCTAAACGTGAACGCGTGTTGTTCTGCGAAGCTAAACCAATGCGAACAAACCGTTACGAAGACATCGCTTCACGCATGGGTGCCGAAGGCTGGTTATACACGCGTGTTTTTGGTTGTGTTCGTCGCTAGTGCTAGCGTTGTCGAATGGCAACCAAGTACCTGCTTCTAAGCGATTACGTTTACCTTGGCTCAACGTGGCGAGCGGGTAAAGTAATCTCAAGCGATCACTTCAACATCACACAACTGGTCAATGACGGTTGTGAACTTTCATCATACACAGGAACGATCCCGAAAGAGATTCAAGTGGCGCAAGCGAGGGCTTCACAAGGTAACGCACCTTCTGCAGAACTTCGAGGTTATGAGCTTGCAGGGTTGAAAAACGAAGTTGTGGTGTTTGATACGGTCGCACTAGCTAAAGCCGGTGCGAAGACGTTGAAAGATTATCAACTATGTTATGTGAAAACCCTTGATCGATATTTCACATGGGTACTCGCAAGCACTGCAACTGTCGATGGTTATGTGTGCTTTGCCGATACCGATTCAACGGGTATGTTTGAAACCGTACCGGGTTGTTCTCTTGTCGCGTTGGATCAAACCACTTGGTATATTTCAGCACTCGGTGATGATGAAGGCACCGGTTCGGTTAGCTCACCGTTGGCCACGTTCAAAGAATGGCTAACGCGAACGGGCGGGCACTTCAAAGATGGTACAACGATCAATCTTGTGCCCGATCCCGATGGTTCTAACGAGTGGACTGAAGAGATCGTTGGTTCGGTTTATGCTCCGTATGCTGGCGCCGTGTTGAACATTCTTGGCTCATTGCGAACTGTATCCACGAAGAGCGCAGTAACGATCGCTGATGGTGTTGCGGCAACTAACACCATGTTCAAGATCACTAAAGCGATTGATTGGAGTTCGTTCGTCGGTTCGTTGTTTGCGAAAGACGCTAACACGATGACGTGGGGGGCTTCACAAGCAACCAATGATCTGTTCGTCAAAGAGTGGTTTGATCCCGCTGCTGTTACCCCGGTTGCTACCCCAACCGCTACAACATCGGTACTTGAAAAGGGGTTGACTGATAGTGCGGGGGTTACGCTTCACATGCACGGTGAAGGGCAAGTTGTGTGCAAGTACTTTGCATTCGTGAGCGCGCTACATATTGGCAAAGGTGCGCGCTTCGTTTGTTGTTACTTCACCGAAGCCGAAGTTGTTGAAGGTAGCCCTTCTTTTCAACACTGTTACGTTGAGCAACTGAACGTGTACGCACCTGTGAAGGTGGATATTGTTAGTTCAGTGTTGCAAGGCGTTGATTCAATCGGTGCAACTTGGAACATTGACGGCATGGTTACGACGGGTAACCTGTTGTTTGCAGGCGGTTACACAACCCTTACAAATAACATTTGGGGCAAGGCGATCACCGGTTCGCTATACACTGCGAACAAGATGCACATGGTTGATTGTTCCGCGGGTGTGTTCTCGGGTGCAGGTGTTGAGAGCGTGTTTGCAATCAACACGGGTTCAAAGCTTGTTATTGATGCCGCGGGGCAATACATCGCAGGTTCAACACAAGATTTCATCATTGACGGCGCAACAAGCCATGTACCACCACTAGCGGGTGGTGAACTTGCTGTACCTGCTTCGGCTTCGTGCAAGACATGGGCTGAACTTACAGGCTCGCCGTTTAGTAACACGGTGCAGAAGCAAGGCACCGGTTCAAGCGTTCAAGCGGTTTGACGTCTAACCGGGTAGACGTGAGTTAGTGTTCGGCTATACTCGACACATGGCCGATTCAAAGCTCGCAAGTTGGGTGAAAGAAACATTCAACGCATCCCCCGACTACTTCGACAAGAAAGCCACGGATCTATCCCCTGCCCAACAAGCTTGGGTTATGAAAGATCCCAAAGGTTACCCGCGTGATGATAACCCGCCTTCGTGGGTGAAAAGATGAAAGCACATGGGAACGTGCTAAAGCCGAAGTACGCAAACAATGGTCTAACTACTCGGAACCTTGGGCCGTTGTTGTTCATGTGTACGAGCAAATGGGTGGATCATGACAACCGGAGAGATTGAAACAATGGTCAAGTTTATGGGTGAAACACTCTTTGGCGCTGTGAACCTGATGATGGCTGCGCGTGCTGTATCGCTAGCCGGGTCATGCCCTCGCAAGCAAGTAGGGGCGGTCGTAGTGTGCAAGATTGACGGCGGGTGGCATGTGGTGGGGGAGGGTAGCAATCGATCGCTTCACGGGGCGTGTGGGTGCCAAGAAGTGGGTTGTGATCTGGTTACCTCGCAAGTGGTGGTTGATGGTATGACGGTTCAACGCTCAAACTGCGTTCGAACGGTTCACGCTGAAATCAACGCCCTTGCAAATATCGATTGGAGTAAAGCCTACAAGAAACCGTTGGCAGTATTCACGAACACATACCCTTGTTGGCATTGCTTGAAAACGATGGTTTCTTTCGGTGTTCGCGGTGTGTACTTCATTGACTTGTACAACCCCGATCCACGTGTTCGCGAATATTGTGATCAACACGGGGTCGAACTGTTCGACATGAGCGGCATAATGAGCGCACTAGAGGAGCGCGATCATGCTGCTAGACCGAACATCACCCGATTACTTGCCACAACACCGCGTTACCGATCTAACGATCGGGGTAGTATCGAAAGAACTAGACCTAGCGTGGACTGCACTAGGGGAGAAAGCACAACCGCCTTCGGCGTTGCTTCTTGCGTTGTGGGGGTTGGCTACGCGTTGGGGTACAACGGAGCTTTACAACTTCAACTATTCGCAACTAACACTTGATGCCAATGTGTGGTTCAAGTGGACGTCGGTTGTGAGTTGTCAATGGTTGACGAAAGAGCAGATCCGTTCGTTTCGTTCCAAAGAAGGGGGCGATCTAGTTTCACAAGACAACGGGCCGGGTACTGCGAAGCTAACAACGAACGGCCTAAAGTATCAAACGTGGTTTGAACCGCCTCACGCAATGACTAAGCGACCCGCGTTTGATTCGTCGGTCGATGGGTGCATTGACTTCGTGTATATGTTGCGGCGTATGTACGGTTCGACCGCGAAACTATGGGATACAATCGAGCGTGAAGATCCGATCGGGTTGTGTAACTTGATCAAACATTACAGGTTGACACCCGATTCACTTTCGAACCTGCAAAACAGGTTGATCGGTGCAATAAGAAAAGCGCGAATCGAAATCAGCAACTTCAAGCGATCAAACGGTTCGGTTGAACCGATCGTGTACACACAAGCATTGTGCAATGTGTACACGATAAAAATGACAGCACTCAGAAACGGAGATCGAAAATGAACGAGGTTATTTCACATGTTGTAGTCTTCGACGCGAACGGCAAAGTAAAGCCGGGTTCGTTGTTGCCTTCAACATCGGCACGCATGCTTCAAACACAAGGCGTTGTTTCAATGCCTATTAGTGTCGAGCAACTAAGGCGCAACGGTGCAGGTGGTTACGCTCTCAAGTTCTTTGGTTCGGGTTGGGTACTCGATGCCGTATCCCCTCGCATGATTTGCCCCTTGTTGCTCTCGGTAGGTAGCGGTGAAAGTAAGTTGACTTGGCGCGCTGGGTTGAAGCTTACCGCGGGTGTTCAATGCAACGGGTTCTTGCGCATAGCTAGCGATTCAAGTCAGGTGGGCACATCGGGGATCGGGTTGGGGCCTAGCGACATGATCAACCTTAGTGATCTTGATCCCACGCAATCTTACGCGGTTGTTGGTAGCGAATGCAATGTGTCAATGCTTAGTGACCAATTTGTAGGCTTGAGTTTGTATGCGAAGGGTGAGGATTGTACAGTGGAATGGTTCGCGGTTTCTCAATCGGCACGGTGAAAACAAATGCGCTTCCCTACTAAGTTCAGTCATTACGTCGGTTCACCTAGCGGTGAAGTTACCGTAGCGTTGCCCGCTACATTCACACCACCAACAACGGCACCTTCCAAGAACGAAGCGCGACAAGTGAGTAGCCGCCCCTACAACGCGCAAGGGTGGCCAGGTACACGAACAGTGATCGGGTACAAGTACGAAGGGATTGGTACGGCACCCGATGTCAGCGCGGATCTGTATTTTTGGGAGGATTCGATCGGTTCATGGTTCAAGTTGAATGCATCAACGTTGACCTTGAAGAACGGGATCTTCACATGGTCAGATCTTGCTTCGGTTCTTGAACCTTCTGTTACTCGTAAGTCACTCGATGACGGTACGTACTCAGTGGGTGCAATCGAGCTATGTCTTGATGTGAAGGTCGCGGCATTGTCGCAAGTGAACGGGTTGTATCACTTCACCTATGGCGTGGATATCAGTTCATCATGATCGCGCGCCTTGCTCGGTTTGTGCATAATGTGGTCGCTCACCCATTGCTTGAGTTGTGGCCACGTGTTGGGTTGTGGTTGCATGAGCAGACAGCAGCGATCGCTGACTTCAACGCCGAAGAACCTGAACCACCTGCACCCGTAGAATCGCAAGAGATTGAAGGTGGTTGGGCTATACGTGAACCCGATGCGTCCAACCCGGTATACGTAGAAGAAACATGGCCACCGTTCGAAGTGTCGCGTGTTACTCAAATCAAAAAATGATGACTTAGTGCCATGCGTGCTAGTGTCGACGCATGGCATACGCGAACGTTCTACCACCCGGTCAAGCGCTAGGGATACTCGGTGATCCCGGTCAGTATGGGGGCATCGCTGGCATGGGTAGCGGTCCTAATATCAACTTGATCGTGAACTCTGAACGGTTCATGGAGCTTGACCGCAAAGAGTCATATTTTTCTTGTACTCAACACAATCATAAAAGTTTTGATTTTGATGGGCGTCTAGTATCGCAAGGGTCGGTTAGTAACCCGTTGCTAGTTACCGATCAAATATCGCATATGGTGCCATTGCGACAACGCCGACCTTCGGCACCATATCGACTAGCGAAGAAGATTGTACGCGCGTTTACTAACCTATTGTTCAGCGAACACCGCTCACCCACTGTTACGGTTGACGGTGATAAAAACACTCAAGACTTCATTCAATGTTTGATCGATGAAGGCGGGTTGATGCCGAAGATGGTACGCGCTCGCGATCTCGGTGGTTCTACCGGTTCGGTTGGTATTTCGTGGTGCTTTCATCAGGGTAAGCCTCGCTTTACTGTGCACAACGCCAAACATATTTTTATCAACAAGTGGGCCGATCGTGATGAGTTGATCCCCGAACACGTGATTGAAATGTATCGGTTCAGTCGCGACGAATGGAACCCGCAACTTCGGCGCGTAGAAAAACAATGGTTTTGGTTTCGCCGTGATTGGCTACCCGATTTCGATCTCATTTATCAAGAGATCCCTGTCACGAATAATCAAGTGAGCGAACCTGTGTGGGTTATCGATCAAGAACGATCGATCGCACATGGCGATGGTATATGTCACTTCGAATGGATTCAAAACTTGCCTAGCGATGAAGTCGATGGTGAAGCAGATTATGACGGGCAGTATGATAACTTTGACACGCTTGACCTGTTGACGTCGGTTGTTGCGCGTGGTGGTGTGTTGAACCTTGATCCGACGCTTGTGCTCAACGTGGACGCTGAGATGGTTGCACGGCGGGGCATTCGTAAGGGTTCAGACAATGCGTTGATTCTTGACCCTAATGAAGACGCTAAATACTTGGAACTTGGCGGTGCATCGATCACCGCTGGTATGGATCTAATAGATCGACTTCGAAAGATGGTTCTCGAAGTTGTTGAATGCGTTCTACCCGATCCCGATTTGCTTGCAGCGCAAGGCACTTCAAGCGTTGCGTTGAAGGTGATTTATTCGGCCATGACTGCGAAGTGCGACATACTCCGTCAACAATACGGGCGGGGTATGACACGCATGATCACGAACATGTTTGCTTGTGCAAAACGCAGGTGGAAACAAACGGTGATTGTTCTTGATGATGAGGGTAACCCGGTTGAAGGTGAAGAAGTTTTGATGCTTCCCCCAAAGTTTGAAAAGATACAACTAACCGATGAAATGGGTGAACTCACTGGTGAAGAAGAGTTCGTACCCATCGAACGAGAACCGGGCAATGGTGGCAAGATCGGGTTCAAGTGGGGGTCATACTTCAAAGCAACCCCACTTGATCAACAAGCGATCGCAACATCAGCACAAGCCGCTGCGGGTCAAAAACCAGTGCTAAGTCATCGCACAGCAGTAGCGCAAGTCGCACAAGCATATGACTTGAACCCTGATGAAGAGTTCAGGGCATTGAAGCAACAAGCGATCGATGAACAAAATCAACTTGGCGCAATGTTCCCCGGTGATGCGGGCGGGGTTGTATCCCATCGTGACGAGCTACCCGATGGGGCAGACAAGAAACCACCTGCACCACCGACAGAACTACCCGAAAACGTAGTTGAAGAAGACGAACCCGATCTCATCAAAGATCCACCGGGACCACCGGGAGGGTTAGAGCACCATGGCCACCGTCAAGAAGGGTTACGCACGAAGTAACCCTCAAGACTTGCTTGATGTCTTGAAGGGTTCTCGTGATGATGCCGTAAAGCTTTCGCAACAAGTCGGGGTTGAGCGTGCGCGTGTGTTGTTGCAAGAAGCAGAACGCGACCTTAGCTATCGACTGCTATCAACCGATGGTTTGGGCGGTGTAGCTAGCAATCGTACGTTTACACAGGAACAAATGCGGTTGACGTTGAAGACCATTCGCGAGTCATTGACTACGTTGAAAGGTGGCTTGAAAAAAACATTGATCGATCAAGGTGAGCAAGCCGCCGAACAAGCAACCGATACAATGTTTAGTTACCTTAGCGAAGCGGGTCAGGCGTTCGGTGGATACGATGAGATCCCGAACATCAAAACCGTTGCAGTGTTGGATAATGCAAGGCGTGGTGTGAACTCTTCAATCTTGCGAAGGCTTGCCGCTGCGCCCGAACCCAACAAGCCGGGGCGGGGTATTCTCGAACGTTACGGTGAAGCGGTGATTGGCAAGTTTGAACAACAACTTCAAGTTGGTTTGATTACACGCAAAGCTTGGAAAGACGTTCGTGAATCATTGATTACTGAGTCGCCATTTTTGCAAGATGCGCCGCTTTATTGGGCTGAACGCATTGTAAGAACCGAAACAATCGGGGCATACAATCGAGCTAACTGGGAAGTGATGCGCGGCGTTGATGAAGAGTTGGGTGATATGTGCAAGATCTTGTGTGCGACCTTTGACAATCGTACCGGTGCAGACAGCTATGCGGTTCATGGTCAGATCCGAAAAACAGAAGAAGCGTTTGATACTTGGCAAGGGTTGATTCAACACCCACCCGCGCGACCTAACGACCGTGAAGTGATTGTGCCTCACCGGGTTGCATGGCCGATCCCGCCATACCTTGCGTGGAAGTCTGACGGTGAAATAGCGGCACGATGGCGAGCGCTTGGAAACAAACGACCAGTGCCACCCCGCCCCGAAATGACCACAATAGAGATCGAAAAGTTTGGTAAACAGTCAACACGATAGTTGACGGTTCTAAAGTTCAAGAACACCTTCAACGCATGGCACCACCTTTCAAACTTCACCCGGTACAGGCACAACCAACGAAAGGTACTCGTGTGAAAGAACCGGGGTTGAGTATGATCATCGGTCATGCGTACGAAGAAGGTGAAACCGTTGCGGAAGCTGCGACAGAATCGCAGGTACCCGATCGCCTAGTTGGTGATCCATCGCCGATCGATGTATCGGGCCGAATGGAAGATCACCCACAACGCCCGATGTATACGCCTGAAAACCCGTATCCACCGATCGAAAAAACTCATCGACCATTCAAGATCTGAAAACACGAAAGGCATCGAATCATGGCTGAAAATCCAGGTAACGGCAGTGAATCCCCCTTTGGCAACGGCGCGGGTGCAACATCACTTGGCGCTTCATCGGGTGGTAACAACTTTTTGACTAACCCAACCGGGAACGGTCGAAAGGGTGGGGGTCGCGACTTCACAGCAGAGAAGCCCGCCCCGCAACCAATGGGTGCAGGTGGCATCAATCAAGACACAGTACCCGCGGGTGGACGCTTGCCGTTTGCAAGCACCACAACCCGACAGGTGTACAACAAGCCCGGTGAAGCGGGTAAGAAGCCGTTCAAGTTGATCGGCGAAAGTGCAGGCTCAACCGCAACACCAGACTTCGCGGGTGTTGAACAGGTTGATAACGACATCCCGATGTTAGGAACGTAGCGACATGAGCCAGATCTCACTTGAAGGTACAATCGTTGTAACACCACCCGGAAGCGGCGTTTGTGGGTTCCCTAACGGGGCAGCAAGCATACCCCTGGCCTTGTCGCCTTCACCCAAGTCGGCGGTTGTGTACGCAGGCCCTAGCGTTCGGCAAGTGTCGAGCCCTAGCGCTTATGCGCAACTTACCGGGGTCGGTGAAGATGATACCGTAACCCATGCAAACACCGTCTATTTGAAAACTAACTCACCGTTCATGGTGAAGGCTACGTACGACAACACACCCGACGCGGATCTTGTTGCTGAGTTCCCCGTTTATGGTGTTTGGGTTCACGAATGCGGTGATACGAAATATTTGAAAAAACTCGAAGTCAAGGGTTCGGGTAGTGTCGAACTCTTGGTATCGGGCAATCAATGAAGTAACTCAAACGGGCAACCACTAACTACCTCATAGGGAACGACTGAACATCATGACGAACTCACTTTCAAACGCACTTGATCGCGGCAATCTTGGCCAGATGGGTGATGGTTTTCGAGCGATCAAACTTGGCACCGCGCTAACTCTTCTTCTGACTGTTTGGGCTTATGGTGCAGTGCCCGCCGTTGGTGCCACTGGCAAGCCTGCAACTGTCGACACAATCGCGCTACCCAACAACGCCAAAGCTGCAAGCATCGTGAGCGCATACGCGCGAACCGGTACGGGTACATGTGGCCCGCTTACCGTTGTTGCTTCGGGTACCATTCCCGGCGCGGGTGAGATCGCAGTTTCACCCGATGGGGATATCGTTACAGCAGCCGCCGATGCTTACACATTGGTTGATGTGTGTTATCACCCGGTGTATGGCGATCTTGTTGAAGATCTTGAACTTACTGTGTCTTCAAACGCAGCAACGATCCCGACACGATATCAGGGCAAGGTGTTGATGCTCGTGAAAGCCGAAGCGCTCACCGGTACCGTTACCGGTCGACAATATGTTGATAAACCAGGCGCCTCGTTGAGTTCTCAAGAGTGCGCACTTGCACTCAACAAGAACACGGTGAACTTCAAAAACACCGATGCGGTTACATCATGCAAGTTGTCGTTCTTGATGTATCCAAGCGTGAATGCACATGAGACTCTGCTAGCAGAGTCAGCGTTGATCTGATATCCCTTCACGTCTACCCGGTTAGACGTGAACAACGGAGCTTTGAAAAATGCCTGAACCCAACCCTACACAGCAGCAACAACAAGCACCCGCGGGCGATGGTGTGGCGCCACCATCATCGCCTGAAAAACCCGAAACTAAGCCTGTTGATAAACCATCGCCTAAGCCTTCGCTAAGTCGCGATGACGTAGCGAGGCTTCTGCCCGATGATATGAAAGATGTAACGCAACGTATGGATGAGAAGGGTTTGATTTCTCTGCCATATGACGCGTTCATCGAGCGCATGAATCGACTTCAAAGGTCGCAACTGAAAAAACTTTTTGGAACGGATAACGTTCAAGAAGTTTTGAAGATGAAGACTGAGTATGAGTCGATGAAGAAAGAGCGCGAAGAAGCAGAGAAGGCGCGCATGAGTGAAATCGAGCGCGAACGAAAAGCTACTGAAGACGCGCGCAAAGAGCTTCAAACGTGGCAGCAAAAATACAACAAGCTTCAACGTCAAACGACGGCAGCCGAAGCCGGTAGTATGATCAAGGGTATAGCCGCAAAACACATCAACATGGCTTACGCTAGGCATGTGTTGCGCGACTTGGCCGAAGACTTGACCAGTAACTACACAGAAAAGCAGTTGTCACAGTTCACCGAAAAACACCTTGAACAATGGTTCAAGAAGTACATTCAAAAAAACCCCGTGTATGCCGCTTCACCGGTCGCACCGAGTGTACCCGCTGCTGACCCTAAGCCTGCACCTAAACCGCAAGCTAAACCGAAAGTAGGGGTAACGACGGGGCCGAAAGGTGCGCGGCCAACACCGCAACCTTCGGGAACCAATGCACCCACGATGATCAACGGTAAAGACGTTCGACCGGGTAAGCCGAACTCGATGACCAAACAAGAGTTCGAACAACTCAAGAAGTCGATGGGTATCAACGTTTGATGTTTGGAACTTGACGGCGCTAGGGGGCGTCGTTCAAGGGTACTAAGTCTAGCCTACGCCGAACGACCGGTTTCTAATAGTCGGACCCTTCAAGGCTGAGACAATCTCACACGAAAGGTCTAAACACATGGCAGGCGTAGTCGTAGGCATTCCCCCAGTTATTCTCGACATGGTTCAAAAAGGGTTGATCGAACGCGGCTTTCATGATGCGTTGTTTCCAACCCTCGCATATCGACAAGAAGCAACCTTCGAAGAGTGGGGGGCTAACACCGGTGAAGAAATCGTGATGTCTCGCGCGGGTTTGTTGCCACCCAACACAACCCCAATCACACCCGGTACTGACCCTTCACCGAAAACCCCAACGTATGAGCAGTGGACGGCTACACTAGGCCGTTACGCTGACACCATGGATACACAGATGCCGACAAGCGCAACCGCTGCGGCTAACCTGTTTATGCGCAATATTCAAACGCTCGGATTGCAGGCCGGTCAATCGGTCAACCGTTTGCCACGTAATCAACTCTTCAAGTCGTATTTGTCGGGTCATACAGTAACAACTGAGTCAGCCGGTGCGGGTGCAACAACCATTCACGTTGCAGCGCTCAACGGCTTCACCGATGTGTTGATCGTTTTGCAATCGGCACGTGCTATGCCCGTATCCCCTGCTTACCCCTTGCAGGTCAAAATCGCGGGTATCGGCAACCGTAATGTGATCGGTGCTTTGCCCGATGATCCTACCGATCCAAGCGGGCCGGGTACCTTGTTCTTGTCGGCTGCTCTCGGTGGTTCGGGTGTTGCCGCTCGCGTTGCCGTTACTTCATCCGCTGCGCCTCGCGTTCTTCGCGCGGGTGGTGGTGCTTCGATCGATGCCATCGGGCCGGGCGATATCTTCTCATTGCAAGACGCGATCAACGCTACGGCGTACCTACGCCAAGCAAACGTTCAACCGCATCCGGACGGTTTGTTTCACTGCCACATTTCGCCACTTGCTAACGCGCAAGTGTTCGCAGATCCCGCGTTCCAACGTTTGAACACTGCGTTGCCTGAACATGCGATATATCGCGAGGGCTTCATCGGTACACTTGGCGGCGTCATGTTCATCATGAACACAGAATCCCCCGATTCTGTGAACTCGGGTACTGCAGTCTCAACGGGTACCAATGCACAGTACAGCCGCGACATCGGTGCAGAAACCATCAACGAAGATGGTACGTTGATCGGTCGTATGATCCTCACCGGTCGTCACTGCATTTATGAACGTGGGCTTGATGAAGCGACGAACTACGTGAGCGAAGCCGGGTTGAACGGCAAGCAAGGCGAGTTCGACATCATCAACAACAACATTCAAGTCAGTACCGATCGCATTCGGTTGATCATGCGCGCACCACAAAACCGTTTGCAAGATATCGTTGCAACAACGTGGTCAATCTCAACATCGTTCCCGGTGCCTTCGGATATCGGGGCGGGTGGTCCGCAACGCTTCAAGCGAGCGATCGCGATTGAGCACGCAATCGGTTGATTAGTTCGCAGTTACCCACAACCACAACAAGGCCCTTCGGGGGCCTTTCTTTTTGGAGTAAACACAACATGTCTGCACCTGCAAAAATGCTTGTTCTCGTAGGCTTCACAGCGGTGTTTGATGGCACTAGTCAAACGTTCAAACCGGGTGATACGATCGTTAGTTCGACCGATTCAAAGCATGCCGATGCTATTTGGAATAACTACAATGGTGACAGTTATGTGATGAACTACGCTTCAATTGGTTCATCACTAACGGACGAACTAGCAACGGTGATCAAACGAAGATCGAAAGGCGATAATAACGAGCTAGCGATCCGCTTGTTGATAGGTAGAATCAAAGATCTTCTTTGACGTTTACCCGGTTAGACGTAAGAACGGAGAACGAAAAAATGGCGCGCAATAAACCAGTTCAGCAACAACAACAACACCTTGAAGATGGCATGAAAAACCAGGCCGCCGCGGTATCAGCAGCGGGGGGTACTTCGGGTGAACCACCCACCGATCAACATGATGTTTCGATCTTGTCAGCGAAACCCGTAGCGAGATCGAAACAAGAAGCGGTCGTTCAACCTAAACGATACCGTGTTGATGTCGGTGGGTATGTGGTGATTGATGGCATTAGAACACCACTTCGACCGGGTAAGATCATTCGTTCGTGTGATTACGACATCGACAAGCTGTTGTTGCAGGGTATTCAACTAACGGACCTAACACCACCCGAAGAACCACCATCAAGTGAAGAAGAGTCGAGTGAAGAAGAGTCGACTTCTGACGAGTAAGAGTCAATCTTTGCTGTATGTCCGATCCCGCTGCATTGACGCTTGAAGAACGCGCACAAATACGCGATCACATGGGGTTCATGAACGTTTCAAGCGTTCTAACCTATCAACTCGGTGTACCCGCTGCTGTCGAGCAAAGTTTTTTGATTGAAGGGGCAATGAATAAGATCTTGCCCGAAGCTTTGGCCACCGTTCGTCAACACCTTGGAGTTCTCAACACTATACGTTGTGCAATGGTTGAGAACCTTGATCTACTTAGTGTCAACCGTGTTGGTGACATCGAAGTCAATCGTAAGTTGATGACAGAATATCAAACACAATATGATTGGTGGCGACAATCACTAGGTAACTTGCTAGGTGTGATCCCTAACCCGTTTGACAAACGAGCCTTCGGGCGATCACTCAACGCAAAGGTGCATTCATGAAAACGTTCGGTTTCAGAGCAACACTGGTTTTCAGTCTGATGTTGATAACATCAACGGCTTCTTGTTCGTATTTGACCAAAGCTGAATACGCACGTGAAGAAATAGTACGCGAATCAAATCGTGCGATCTCTGTTCTTGAAGTGTTCCAATCAACTGCAGAAGTTGCTTATGAAGCAGAGCAACGCGCGGTTGTCGTTCAAGCTGTTCAAGAGAAAACCACCGAAGCCGAAGTTGTGGCGAGGGTGAAACGTGTTCGCGATCGTTGGGCTCCCCTATGGGTGAAGTTCGACCAGTTGCGCGAGTTGAACAAGGTATTGAAGTTGACCCTTGATCAATCGTTGAATGCCACCGAAGTTCCTAAAGCGTTGAAGATGATTGAGCAGTTTGCACAAGCACAACGCGAAACCGCTGAACTCTTCTCGACGTTGAAAGGTACCAAAAAATGAACGCTCTAGCCGCCGTCATTTCATTCGCTTCTTTCTTGATCGAACAGTTCCCCGATCTCGAAGAAGAGTTTCAAAAAGCCCTTGTTGGGTGGTCTAAGACTGATGAAGGTAAAGCGGTCACACTCGCGTTGATTTCAGAAGAGAACCACGAAGACATTGATCGAAGCATCGATAAACTCATTGCCGAACAATGGGCTAAGCGATGAAGATCAAACCACTAACCCCCGATCAAGCGAAACACTCGCTTGTGAACAGGTTGCAAAAAACTGTTGATCGTGTTCGTCAGATCCCGGTCAACTTTGGGTTGCGTTCTCAACGGGTGTTTTTGGTTTGGACTAAATACACGGGAAGCGAACGCGGTGAAGGGCGTGAGGTTGAGATTAGACGCAAAGAAATACTACCTACGCCCAAGGTTGGGCCGATGAACGCGATCTCGTTTGCAGCGGTCACCGGGGGCATAATGCCAGTGGGTTCGCAGCGTGTTCAGAACGTGAGTTTGTCTTTCACAGCAGACGAACTCGAAGGCTTGTGGATACCCGAACCACATGAAGAACGCGTACCTGAACCATATCGTTTTTATTACGAGATCGCAGAAGATGGCAGGGGAGATCGCGCGCCACTACGTCAACGGTTTAGGCTTGCCGCTAAACCGTGGCGCAATGAAAGTGCCATTTCATGGGAACTAATACTTGAACGGGTTTCGGAAGATCCCGATCGAAGTGGTAGAACACCCGATGAATGAAACACGCGGTATCCCTCAAGAAAGTAAATCAAGAACTTGATCGAATAGCGCAAGCTAACCGTGAGGCTGCTTTGCGTGGTGTTCGTGCCGCTGCGTTTCGTATTCAACAACTAATCATAACCGAGACAATACCCCGAACGATACCGCAACCGGTTGATCGCGGGTTGTTTCGGGCGGGTTGGGCTGTTGACCTTATCGACAATGGGGCGCGCTTGCGCAACTGGGTACCATGGGCCGCGTTTATCGAGTACGGGGTGAACCCGAAGAAGGTGAAGATCGGTCGAGCTATGATCGAAGCACTAGCCGAATGGGTGCGACGAAAGGGCATAGGCGGAACAACCAAGAACACCCAAGGCGGGCCGGTTCTTGTCACGAAGCCGGGTGTTCAACAAGCGATGGCTATTGCATGGGCCATTGCTACGAACATGAAGAAGACAGGCATACACGGCGGATCGGGTGGCAAGGGCATTTTGGGGGGCCGTGGGATACTTCGGCGAACTATGGTGTTTGCACCGAAGATACTTGAAGCCGAAGTAACAAGAGAACTTGAAAAGGTGCCATGAACAACACGCTACAACCCGATAAACTGAACGCGATCCCCGTTGATTCATCGGTGCAATGGAATGAGGCACCGGGTGAACTAGTCCACGTGTTCAAAGATGCGCGTCATGTGGCACTTGAAGCGCTTCGCGATGAGTTGTGTTCATTCACTTTTTTTCGAAGTGTTGACAACCCGTTCAAGCTCTCGGTTGATAACTTTCACGTTGACGGTATCGACTCAGAAGACACGTTTGCAATGCCTGCTGTTGCTGTATTGCCTACAGTCGAAACTGTGATCGCTACTATTCAACCGAGCTTCATTGAATCTTCGTTCAATGTGTTCAAGCGAGGTTATGCGCTTGTTAGGTTGAGTGAGCATACCGAAGAAATCACGCTTGAAGTTTGGACTGCTACAAAGTCAGAACGCCGCGCTATCTTGTCGGCTACCGATCAACTGTTTTCACCGGTTCAACAAATGACCGGGCTTCGTTTGATCCTGAAAAACTATTGGCATCAACCTTGCCGCTTCACGTTGGAACGAATCGAGCGCGCGAACGAAGATGGGTTCAAAAATAGGTGGCGCACATTGATACATTTGACGCTTGATATACCCATTGTGCGACTTGTACCCGTGGTCAATATGGTTCCAATGGTGGGGGTTGTTGATGAATGATTTTTGGAGCGTTTACAGGGCAGTGTTACCACACAACTACAACCGAAAGAGCAAACCATGGCATCTAGCTACGTTCGTCGTTTCACTTTCGATCCCGGTCTCGATGTATTGCTTGAGATCGAATCGATCAACATTCTTGATCTTGATCCCGAAGCTGCGATCGCTGGCACTGGCACCGGTGCCGTGTGCATTGTTGCTGAGTTTGAAGATGGTGAGTTCAACAAGACCGTTGAAGTTTCGAGTGTTGCCGAAGTTCTTCAAAAATACGGTGGTCTCGGTTACACTTACGCGGGGCAACGTGGGCAATATCCCTCAGCTACCGTTCGTTACTCCGATGCATCGGTTACTCCCGAATATTGGAATGGTAACGGGCATGTAGCGATAAACGGCAAGCGGTTTGCTCGGTTGATGCTTTGCCGTGTCGATACAAGTGTTGGTGAAGTCTACTTTACACCGCTTGCATATGCGACGGGTGCCGCTGCTTTCACGTTCAAACTTACATCAGGTCAAACCCTAACATTCGAATATGACGGCACGCCTGTAACGGTTACCTTCACAGGTGTCGCTGCAACTGTTACCGGTGCTTCGGGTACCTTTCCAACCACCTTCACAGGTGGTGAAACCCTGACACTCGGTTACGATGATGCCGATGATTTTCAAGTAACTTTTCTCTCAACGGATCAATCCGTTGCACAAGTTGTTGCACGTATAAATCAGTTCGCTGGTTTCACGTTTGCAGAAGTTTCGAGCGGTCAAATCAAGCTAACCGGTCGAGTACCGGGTACTGCGGGTGAAGTTCGTGTAGTGTCGGGTTCAACTGGCGTGTTGGCTGGACTAGGGCTTACAGCCGCAACAACCGCGGGTACGGGTAACGTTGCGAATATCAACACCGTAACACCTGCCGAAGTGCACACCCGCGTTGATGCGGCTTCAACATCAAACGCCGCGGTTCGTGTTGATTCACAAGGCAGATTGCGACTCGTGAACGTAGCCACATCGGGTACGGGTACACTTGAAGTAACGGGCGGAACTGCAACGGCGCTCGGGTTTGGTACAACCGACGTGATCAACGCCAGTGATTTCGAGGGTTCACTACCCGCTGGTACTCGTGTGAAAACGTCGGGTAACAAGGTGTTTGTGACCATGCAAACGACAACGATCGTTGCAGGTCAAGAAACGGCTTACGCGATCAAAGTTCGACACGCCGTTGATGATGGTACGGGAACAACAACGGCTTCGGGTACCGTCAACGTGTTGGTTGATGTTCCCGACGTCGGAGAGTTCGAAGTTATCAACCTTGCAGCATTGTCGGCATGCCTAACCGAAACCCAACTTGACGCGGCATATGTTGCGGCATTGCCGTACACACTCGGGTTGAATGACGTCACCAAAGAGATCAACTTGATCATGTGTGCGCGTCAATCGAATAGCGTTCGTTTCGCCCTACGAGACAACGCACTAACGGCAAGTTCAACCGGTCACTATGGCCGCACCGCCGTAGTTCGCGCGCCTATGGGCTCAAATAAGAGCAATGTAACGGTATCAACTACCCCGTGGGGTGTTGCCGCGACTCGCTCCGATCGCGTTGTGTACTGTTATCCTCAATCGAGATCTTACGTACCCACGATCGCAGCGGTTGGGCTTAGTGGTGGTACCGGGTTCACTGCCGATGGGATCATTGACTCGGGTGCCGATTCGTTTGCTTGCTCGGTGATGTCGCAACTACCACCCGAAGAAAACCCCGGTCAGCAAACGAGCTACCTTGACGGTGTTCGTGGTATCGAAACCGCTGCGACCCCGCAACTACTCGATATCAACGATTACAAGCGCTTCAAAGCTGCGGGTATCATGGCGTTGCGGATCGATAATGGTCAGGCTTTCTTTCAATCGGGTGTTACCTCGGTTGATAAGGCTCTCTACCCCGGTCGCGTGAATATCGCACGGCGTCGTATGGCCGATTACATTCAAGATTCACTCGCCATTCGTGCGCAATCATACGGCAAACAGTTGATGACCGTTGCGCGACGTGTAGCGCTTACAACCGATGTTCGCGTGTGGATGGATACGTTGAAGAACGGACCACCACAACGAATCGACTCTTACTCACTTGATGTAAAGTCAGGCAATACGGCAACTTCACTAGGGCGTGGTCACTACCGCCTAACGTTGAAGGTTAGAACTTTGTCTTCGTTTGACTCGATAACAATCGCAACCGAGATCGGTGAACAAGTAACCGTCGCAGAAGCCGCATGAAAGGACGTCTACCCGGTTAGACGTGGAAAGAAACAACCATGGCTGAACAGAGAATAAAAGGGCAAGAAGTCACCATCACGGTTGTGCGCGGTGGTGTACTTGAAGCAAGCTTTACCGATATCAAAAACTTCAACTTCGTAATCAACTCTGAAGTCAAGAAACAAGGCTATCTTGGCGAGAAGGGTTCGCGCGTTGATGACGTGTTTGACTCGGTAGACTTTGACTTCGAAATGCACGTACACAATACGCAATGGGCTACCTTTGTCGTAGCTTTGCAACGTCGACAAAAGCGTGAACTTCCCGATCTCGAAATAAATATTGCGGGAACGTTCTTTTATCCAAACTTCGAAACGCAAGCGTGGGTTCTACCTGACGCAAAGTTTGGTCCGATCCCGGTCGGTGTTCCCGACCGTAAAGAGTACGTCAACGTGAAGTTGTCCGGATCGGTTGGTGACTTCCAACTACAAGATCTCTGAAGATTAGACGGGGTCGAAATAGTGGCGCAGCGGTTCAAGGTTGGAGCCTTGAACCGTTCTTACGAGAACCTTCGCAACACTCCGCTACTCCGTCGGATCGTGTTCGCGCCACTAGTTGCGAAGGTTCTCACTTTTTTGAAAGGCGCGGTCGTGACTACTGAAAAACCAAAAAACCTAGCCGAAGTTTTGGCAAAGATGAACGCAGTGAAGACCGAGAAAGATTCACCTGAACCTGGTGATCTTTTCGAGATCGGTGAAGCGAAGTTTGCAAAACCTAAAGAAGCTTCGATACCTTCACAAGAGTCTTCACCTGATGAAGAAGAACCGACTGTTGAGAAATATACAGTCGAAGAAGATGATGAAACCGGTGATGACAAACCGGTGCCGCCGTGGGTTGTGTTTCCCCCTAACTTCAAAGTACCCGCGGGGCGTACAGTAACATTCATTCGCTTGCGTGCGAGTTGGACCGATACCCCGAAAAAAGGCGATCGTGTAATCATCGTTTGGCCGATCACCGATGCCGAAGAAGACGCGGCGCTTGAACGGTGCAGGGGCAAAGGGTTCAGAGTGATCCCCGAATGTACGAAGGCGATGATTCGCGCTATCGATGGGAAGTATCCCGCATGGCCAGGTATGCGAAACATCGAAAATGAATCGATCCCGATTCAATCTTTCTATCGTGACATAGGCGCGAAATGTCGAGCGCTTCTTGAAACGATTTACACTCAAACACATCGACTTGATCAAGATGATTTGATCGATTTTTTTCGATCTTGCATGGCTACCAGGACCGTGATTTTACCGATAACGATGAGGGCTTGCCCCCTCATCCGACTTGGTTGGAAGCCATGCTTGAAGACTTGCTACCCCATTACGAGGTCCTAGCGGGTACGAAGCAAGCCGGGATCGATCTTGATCCTGATGAACGTCGAAAACAGATCATCAAACGCCGTGTGTACTTGTCTCGTTATGGTCGGATTTCACTTGATGAAATCAAGCAACTACCACTTGGCGAGCTTCATCGACTTCTTCAAGCCGTGGGCAAAGTTATCGGTGAAGAAAATGCGATGTCATCATTGAACGAAAGAACCTGACCATGGCCGCAAAAACTGAAGTTTCAGCAGTCTTCAAGCTTGACGATCAATCCAAGGCCGCAATGGATAAGATCAAGTCAGGCTTCGGTAACCTTTCCGACGCTGCTGATAAGGCACAAGCGGGGGTTGTGGGTTTCTTCAAAGAAGCAGCCGCAACCGCGCTTGGTTTTCAGTTGGCCATGTCAACGGGTAAACTTTTTGAAATGGGTAAAGAAGCGTTTACCAAAGCGCTCGACCTTGAAAATACTCAAAAACATATGACCGGCCTAATGTCGCTAACCGCGAAGGCTGGCACCGATTGGGATACCCTCGCGAAGAAAGCAAACGTCTTCAACTCTGAAATGGATCGGTTTGCTGCGCGCACCGGTATTGCAAAGAATACAGCAACGGAGCTTTACACAACCCTAGCAAATACATTCAACACTTCGCGTTCGTTCATTACGGCTTCGGGGCAATCGATCAATATGCCCCTGAACCAATGGGAGAAAGCCTTCAAGCGAAGCGATGAAGACATCGCTAAGCTTATGCGAAATATAGGCACTGCGGGTAGAGCGGTCGCAGGTGGTCCCGAAGCGCTTGCACAATCGTTCAACAACTTCAGCGCGCAAGGTGCGAAGGCTACAGATCCGATCGTTCAAATGATCGCCGCTACGGGTACCCTCAAAGGGAACGCGAAGCAGGTTGCACAACAGTTGAATCTTCTAACCGATGCATCGGCTATGTCGTTTGCACAAGTCGCGATCGGTAAGATGGCAAAGCAAATGGTTGGTGTGCCCGCAACCTTTCAAACCGTTATGCAGCAACTAGGCACGATGAAAGATCGGTTTCTCGAAGGCTTCGGTAAGCCAATCATAGCCGCGGTTGTGCCTGCTCTCGATAGGTTCAAAGAGAAGCTTGAAGCGAACAAGGGAGTGATTGAGAGCTTCGTTAGAATGTTCAGTGAGAAGGTGACGAAATATATTAGCGAAGCCGCGAAAGCTATAGAAAAGGGCTTCGATTATGTGGTGACTCATGCCGACGAAATCAAACATGCGATCTCGCAAGGTTTCGAAATGGCTGAGAAGGTGTTCAAGTTTATCTTGGCGCATAAAGAAGAGATAGCTGTTGCGTTTGGTGCCAAAGCGGCAATACCCGCGGTTACGGGTGCCGTAGGAACGTTGACCAGTGCGGGCACTCAAGCCGCTACAGCAGCGTCGGCTGTCGGAGCGGCACACATTGCCAAGGGTAGCATGGGTGCAGGCGCAGCGGGGGCGCTGGGTGCCACTGCTACGGGCCTTGCAGCGTTCGGGGCTGCTGTTGTGGGTGTCGGTGCCGCTGTGTATCAAGCGACGCAATACATGAAAGAGTTCGGGGCGGTCCTACCGTGGCATGTTGAAGCTAATGACAACTTGCTGGCTACCATGGATGCAGCCGCGGGTTGGGCGAATGGTACGCGTGAAGCTACCGCCAAAGACTACGACATGTTGCGTAAGCGGGTGTTCGAGTTCGGCGAATCGGCTGGTTACACACAGAAAGAACTGAAATCAATGGCCGATGCAATGGATCGGCTATACGAAGAAGGTAAGAAAAACCAAGCCGTAATCAATAAAGCACAAGACGCCGCTGACATGATGCGCGACACGATGAACGCACGTCATGACATGGCCAAAGAAGGCGTGAAGCAAGACAGCAACGAAGCGTATATGGAAGATGTAAAGCAACTTGAACAGTTCATTGATGCGTATTCAACCGCGGTTGTGAACGGTAACAAGGTGCAAATGCAGACCATAGCCAAGATGTTTGAAGGCAACGTAGCGCTTCAACAAATGTTCTTGAAGGCCGGTACCGAGGTTCAAGGCGGGTTCGAGCTATTGGCTTCAATGGTCGGTGATGGTGCCGAAGACTTCAAAAAGAAGCTCATGGGTTTGGCAGAAGCACCCGCAATGAAGCAGAATCCCAAAGTGGAGTTCAACAACAACACCTTCAACTTGAAGCAAGATTTCAGGGATCAAGATCCCGATCGTATTGCCATGATCTTTCAACGCGACATCATCAACGCCGCTGAAAATCGACGCAATGCTAAAGTTGGTGGTGTGTTCGGGCCGTGATAAGAAAGGTGATAACATGGCAAACAAGATCGTTTCGGCGCTCAAAAACATACTTGGCAAAGATGATGAAGAGGAGGATCTTGAGTCTCTTGATCCAACAGAAGACAACGAAGAAGGCGATGATTTGCCACCACCCGAGGATGATGAAGAATCGGGTGATGAAGAACCCGCTGATGGTGAAGCCGAAGGTAGCGAAATCGATCAAGTAGAAGACCAGATCGAAACTGCCGAAGGTGCAGTTGAAGCAGCTGAAGCCGACCCGGAAGATCCCGAAGCACAAGCCGCCGCCGAAGCCGCCGTTGCAGCCGCGCAAGAAGCCGCCGAAGGTGCAGACGTTCCCGAAGATCCGAAAGACGCAGCCGACAAGACACTTGAAGATCTTTCTGAACGACTTGTACCCTTGTCAGTTTGGGCACAAGCGCTGCTCAATCCCGAAGCTGATTTATTCACCACGTCTACCCGGTTAGACGTCAAGCACACCATGGCGATCAAAACTGTTCAGCCTTCAAGCTTCACTAGTGAAATCACGATCGAAGAAGTGTCGGGGCTTGAACGTAAGATCACGCTGCGCGGTCCTACTTTGCCACATAGGGGTGTTTCATGGGGCACACAGAACAGGATCACAACTACATGGTATAGTGGCAACGCTAGTGAAGCCACACAACAGGTTCTTGGCCCTATTGAACCACCAACTACGTTTGAGGGTTTTTGGCGTAGAACGATGATGGGTAAATCACCCGCATTGTATAGCGAAGGGGGTAACGAAACCAAGATCACCACACCATGGGTTTTGAAAGAACTCATGGAACAAATATGCAGGCAAGGCGCGCGCTTGCGCGTGACATGGGTTAGTTCGGCGCAGATCGATGCGTTCTTTTCATTGGTTCGTGAAGGGCGAGCTGCTTCGATTATTTTCAACCACGATACCGAGTCGGATATAGGGTGGCGCATTGAATGGGCTTGGATGAGTCGCGGCGTTACACAACAGAAAGTTGTTGCGTTGCGAACGGGTGATCCTGCTTCCGAAGCTTCTCAGTTGGTGCTTGATATGAACCAACTAGTAGACAACTTTTATACTGATATTGTCATCAACACCGATGGTCAAAAAAAGAAGAAGGGACAAGGGGTTCCTAATCTAACGTTTGATCAACTGTCGAATCTTGCGGACTATCCTAACAATCTTGTGAAGGGAGTAACGCGAGATCTTCAAAAAATGGCTAAGCAGTTTCAAAACTTCACTGACCTTGTGAACAAGGTTGCATCAATACCGGGTCAGGTTGAAAACACTGTCACGCAAGCCATGGATAATATGTCAACAATAGCCAAACAATATTCACAAACCGTGTCGGCTATACCTGCAGAAAAACAAAGCAAAACAACCAATGCGGCTGACATACTTCGTAACGTCACTTTGATCGGTAAGAGTCATGATTCTGTCAATGGTGTTACTAAACAAGTCAACAGTGTCATGTTGCAGTTTTTGAAGCAGTATAGCCGTTCAGGTTCAAGTGGTGGTCAAGCCACTTCACAAGGTACCAAGAACACCACACCTTCAACGGTTGAATCATTGTACATTGTTCGGGCGGGTGACACTGCTTCTTCAGTTTCGTTGCAGTTCTACAACACTGCAGACCACGCGATCGATATCCTGAAATCTAATAGTTTGCCGTGGACTATGACCGCACTGCCCGTTGGTAAAGTGTTGGTTATACCTACCCTTGCAGGTTGAAGCAGTCTATAACCTGCTAAGTGGAAATAGAGTTCCCCGAACAAACTTACTACCCGGCCGCTAAAGTACGGTTGATTCTTCGTTTCGATGAAATGAAGTCAAAAACCAATCTTGTGATGGCACTGGCGCCGAAGGTTCCCCCACAACTTCTAAGGGGCGCTAAGGGAAGGATCGCACCGCTATACCCTACACCCGATGAGACTGCACCACCGGGTACAACACGTTATTTTTTGAAGCCGAAAGAAGTACAATCACCGCAATCATCTTTGAATCGAAAAAATAGCCGCGATGATCTTACCCAACCACTAGGGGCGATCATTCCTAAAGAAGCGGCGCTAGGTATCAACGGCATACGTCAAGCCGATGTTTTGAACCTGACTTTCAAATGGATCGATCTTCCCTTTGACCCTCGTGTGATTAGAGCTTGTCGCGTTCAATATTATCTTGGGTGTTTGACTGAAGATGAATACAGGCACGGCATGAATGGCGAAACGCGAGCGGTAAGCGCGGGTCAGTACAATCAAGCGGGTACTGAGTTGTTGAATGTAATACCCGATACGTATATCGACAGTTGGGGGCAACAACGGAGTAACCTTCGTTTTGAAGGTTGGGTTGATAAATGGGAAACTGAAATAAGTGAAGAAGGTGAACCGCTTGTGCGTCTTGATTGTCGCGACAACACGGTATTGTTGATCGATCAAAAAGCTCCCCCGCAGTTGTTCATAAACGCCAAAGAACCGATTGATCGAGCCATAGCGCTATACCTTTGCAACTTCCCTCGGTGCGCAGGTCTAACGGTCGAATATGTGCCACAAAACGCGACTCCCCCTAAGCTTGCGGAAACACTCGCGGGTACTTCCTACAGGCCGCAACTAGGACCACCACCGGGGGGTGGTTCAGATCTTTCGGTTTGGGATTATTTGACTGATGTGTGCGGCTCTATCGGGCACATGTGCCGTATGTTGGGCGATAGAATAATCATTCAACGGGTGCGCACGATCACTAGTTCTGATTTCACAGTACGGGATGACGATCCCTATGTACCGAGACAAGTGCAAAGCGGTAAGCTGTTGACTTATCGCCACTTGATATATGGTCGAAATATCGAATCGGCTAAGATTGCAAGGCAGTTCACATTTGCAGCAATGCAGAATGTTGAAGTTCGGTGTTACAACCCCCAACGCAAAAAGGTGATGGTTGCTAGGTTCCCCTTGCCGGGTGATCGTGTGTTTGGGGTTCTTGTATTGCCGGGTGATGTGGCCGATCAAAAATGGATCGTTCATCGGGTCAACCTTCCCATCAAAGATCCGTTGCAGTTGAGAATCATCGCTCAATCGGTTTATGAACAACTAAACCGCGGTGAGTTCACGGTTTCGGTGAAAACGAAAAACATGGCTAGTTTCGGGGGTGGCAACCTTGATCCCGATATACTCGACATGCAACCGGGTGATACTTTCGATCTACAAGTCAACCGTGAAAACGTTGAATACAACTCGATGACTTCGATCGAAAACATATTGTTGCTTCAACAACGCGCTAGGGAATACCTCGAAACATTGGGGTATGATGGTGCAATCGCCAAAGCTTACGCCGAAGTGTATTCAAACGTTGGTTTTCAAACCACGTTCAGAACTGCACAAGTTGGCATTAGATGGGATTGTGACATGGGTGTAGAGATCGAAATACAAGGGAGAAACTACCTTGAAGTCAGGGCTGATAAATCATTGGGGCCTGATGAACCTGTGAAACCACCACCGGGAACCCCGAAGAAGACAACCACCCAAACAAACGCAGGGGGTAAACAGTTATGGATCTTATGTCTCGAACATTCGGGCGATTCCCCGTCAATGAACTTGTTGAGCTATTGAAGGGGCCGGGTATTGATACGCGAGCATGGGTTTCAATGGCCCTAGTGGATAAGGATCAATCAGAAGAAGATGGCGGTAAAGCCGTCGTATTTTCACCCGAGTATGGTCCGTTGGTGAATGTCACTCTTCAACCCGCGGGTATCCCCGTTCGTGCGCGTGTAGCGGGTACAGTCGCAGGCAATGGGGAAGGTGAATGGTTCCCCTTTCTTGAAGGGGATGAAGTTCTTGTTGTGATGCCCGAAGGTTCACCGGGTAACGCCGTGATCGTGGGTAGAATGAATCAAGAGATCGATGCATTCCCTACCATGGTCGCAGGTAACGAAGTGAGTGGTAACAACTTTGCGTTTCGTAGGATGCGGGTTCCCTACGTAATCGAAACCGCTTCAAGCTACCTTGTACGAAGTGCCGTAACGGGTACGTACTTCGGGATTGAAGCAAACGGCAATATGACGTTTAGCGATTCATCAGGGGGCTTCTTTCACTTGGGTGCCGACTTCATAGGAATGCAATCGGGCGATGGTGAAATGCTGCTTCAACTTGATTACACCAACAAGCTGATCCGTATGTCCGTTGACGGTAGCGCGATCTTTGATTGGAGTTCTACCAAAGCACAAGCCGCAACACCGGGTACCTTTTCGATCTCCACTTCGGGCAACCCACCGTTCGGCACTATAACAACAGCACAATCAACGGTTCTTTTCGTGTCGCAGGTGTTGAACGCCCTTGGCGTTGCGCTCAATCTTTTGGGGCCTACGCCTCTAACGGGTACAATGCTTGGTGCAATGCTTGTTGACCCCGCTAACTTGCCGTTGATACTAGCAGCGATCACCGCTTCAACCCCGCCCGTTGGTGTGTTGAGTCAAGCGGTGTTGTCTGCAATCAACGCCGCGTTGCTCGGTCCTAAGAGTCCAGATCCCGCAACTGGCGCAACTACACCCGGTCTCGGGTGTGTAGGGTTCACGGTGGGTTTATGGCAGGTTCACCACCACCACCCGACGCACCACCGGTACAACAACAAGATCAATCGATGGTTAGCGCGGGGTTCGTTGCTGGTCCGCCCGCTGCTAGCTTGTGTGGGTTTGCACTCCCTTCGTTCAGGTTGTTTTTCAACCTGAACTTGCCCGCCATTCCCTTTCCGCCGCCGCTTCCTTTCTTCTCGTTTAGCCTTTCGCTGAACTGTGACTTGAACAACCCGCTGTCTATTTCTGGGGGGTTGCAATGGGGCGGTGGTAGGGTTGCATCGTTCGACCCCGATCCCGATGATGTAGCAATCCAGCAATACGAAAAAACCTGAAAAGAAAGTTCACACAATGCCCGGCGCAAAGATACGAATCGATCAACCAAGCGGTGCAGGTACGGGAACGGCGGGCCTTGCGCGTTCGGGTTTGTGGAACCAACAAGCGATCAACCTGGTTTCTACCCTAGCGGGTAACACTTCCTATCTTTGGGAACTGCTAGACATTCCAACGGGTAGCAGCGCGACACTAACTAACGCGACATCGGCTACTGCTACTTTCACACCCGATCAACCGGGTACGTACCTTGTTCGACTTACCACGAACGGGCAAAGCACTAGCGGCAATGTACAAACGCGTTTGATCGGAGTCACTAAAGACAACGCGGGTGCAACTGTTCGCAGGGGTTGGCGTTTCCCCGCATTCGGTGAAATGGCCGAACACGCTACGGGCCTATCGGTAAAGGGTTGGGCCGAAGCCCTTGAAACAATCTTCACCGACTTGTTGGCGGGTTCCCTTCCCGTTGGGGCATCGGGCACCGTGCTAGCAGGCACCGGTGCTTCTTCTAACTTCACTTCTACCCCTACGGTATCAGGACTAACGATCGGCACGTTGACGGGCGTCCTAAAGGCAACTGCGGGGGTTGTTGCAGCCGCTACCCTTTCACTTTCCGATTTGCCCCAAGGCACTACGGGCACCGTACTAGCCGGGGTTACAAGTAGCTCACCGGTATACTCTTCAACACCGACGTTGACCGCCGTGAAGTTCGGAACGACACCCGCAACAACGGGTTGCATTCGTACCGAATCAAACACTACGATCGCGGCGTTTCGTAATAGCGGTACTGATTACAATGCGGTGTCAGTAGCCGATGACACGCTTACATTCGGTGGGTCAAATGTACCTTCATTGTTTATCAACGCGGCTCTAACGGGTTCAACATATTTTCGGTTTGATACTGCAAGCGATGTCGCGAAAATAACTAACTCGGGTTTGTATTTTCTAACTAATGACGGTGCGGCAATATATGGCGGTGATGCCGATGGTTTGGGTACACCGTTCAAAACACTTAGTTGGGTTGATACTACTGTTTATCTGGGCGATGGTGTAAACAACAATCGTGTAATGGCGTATATGCCCGAAGTGGGCACATTTGGTTTTTATACTGATAACTTGAATCTCATCATGTATGGCGACACAACCGATTTGAATATTTTGGCTTCATCAACGTGTACTTCAGTTACTTATTATATTTCGGCAACGCTAGCCGCTAAAGGTGCGACTATGTATTTGCTGGCTCAAAATGCAGCAACTACGGGTGGCGATCTTATTCTCGGTTCAGGTTCGGGTGGTACTGCAAACGGTTCAATATATCTTAGAACGGGTGGTGTTGATCGAATGCAACTATCACCGACGGGTAAATATTTGACCTTCGTGTCATCGCTAACAGGTACAGTTGGTTTTTATCAACAGGATATTACAACCAATAGTGCAACCGGTGCCGCATTTGCGATACAGGCTCAAAACGCAACCGGTACAACTACAATCGGTGGCAAGCTCCAGTTCTATTCGGGAACTGGTACAACCCGATCGGGATATATTGAGTTTTACCACGGGTCAACACAGCGCGGTCAAATAGGTTCAGGCTCTTCGGGTAACGGTGGTATTTGGTGGGGTCGTTCTAATACGGCTTCGGGTAACGACTCGACATGCATAGGCGTTAGTAATACGACTTCAAATAATTATGCAATCGCGATCGGTGCTTCCAATAGTTCATCAGGTTCGGTTTCGGTATGTATAGGCGGTTTTAATATTGCAACGGCCGATTATTCGGTTTGTGTTGGGTATAGCAACACTACAAGCGTGTTTGCCGCTATGGCTTTCGGCAATCAAAACACTGCTTCGGGTAACAGTGCGTTTGCAGTGGGTATATTGAACACCGCTGCAAATGTTACCGCGATCGCAATGGGTTATTATGCGTATGCGGCCAGTTATGGCGAGGTTGCACATGCTTCGGGTAACGCTTCGGGCAACCCTCAAAACAGCCGTGTTCAAGTGTCGGGTGTAACCGCTGCTTCTGCTAGTGCAAGCGTCAATCTAATGGCTGGCCCTTCGGCCGATCAAGAAATAATAACCCGATCAAATAGGATCTATTCTGTTGATGTCTGGATGGTTGCAACGTCTGCTTCATTCACAAATGTAGGCCGGTTGAAACTAACCAACGCATTGATCAAAAACAATTCGGGTACTGTGACAGTCATTGACGCGGGTGACGTTGAAGGTTCAACCACAACACCGACTGATTGGGGTTTGGCTCTTAGTGGTTCGGGTACAAATCTTCGACTGACATTTTCAAAAACAGCAGGTACAAACGCGTTGCGGTGTTCTGCATTGGTTCAACTCGTAGACGTTCAGAAAGCGTGATCAAATGGCTTGGAAAAAATCACCCGGCGCAATGATCTACTACCCTAGCGGGTCATCATCGCCGCATTCATTGACTGATAACGGGCTTGTATTGAACCCAAGCAAAGGTTCAGGCATATACACAAACCCCGCTTCACCCGCACTAACATTCATGGAAACAAACGGCGTTTTTCAACCGAAAACGTCGGGTGCAGGTACACCAACATTGCGACAATATCGAGGGGGTAACGCTTATGAATGGTCATTTGCGGCTTCTGACGTTGTAGACATCACAACAAACCTACCTCGCGATGTGGCTAGTGAAAGTACGCTTGATTTGCATCTTCACTGGTCACATAACGGAACCAATATTTCAGGAACATTCACAGCAACCTATTATTACACATACGCAAAAGCATATAATCAAGCCGTGTTTCATGCTGAAAAGCAGATTGAAATAGCATATAACACGGTTGATATAACAACCACGCCACAATACAAGCAAAGGGTTGATTCTTCGACGTTGGCAATCGTTGGGGGTTCGGCGTCTCGTATTGATACCGCCGATGTTGAACCATGCGGGATCGTTATGGGTAGGTTGATCGTCACTTCGCTACCTACGATCACGGGTGGTTACTTGTTTATACATGCTGCAAACATACTATATCAATCGACCATAATCGGTACAGTTGCAAAGATACCACCATTCTACACGCCATAACGTCTACCCGGTTAGACGTGGGTTCTTTCGTGCTATAGCTAACGCATGACCACTGAAGAACTTGTGCCGTTGTCAGACTTGGTAAAGTCACAACAAGAAACCGCCGAATGTAAGGCTAAGATCGCAGAACTCGAAGCTAAGCTTCAATCATTGCATTCACAGTTTGTTGCTGAGTCTGAACTTGCGAACCAACTACGAGAAGAAAAGGGTATGTTGATCGCTTCTGAACAATCATTGAAGGATGAGCTTGCACAAAAAGAACGAGCTTTGCACAATGAGTTGGCTAATAAAGTGAAGTTGATTGAAAGTCGACTTCAAGAAGAGCAGGCGCGAAATGAAAGAAAAGCTAAAGCCAAAGTCATCGGAAGTAATGCCCGAACCGATCAAGATCCGTTACCGCGGAGTGTGGCCACTTGATCGTGCTTACCCGATTGTTCACGCAACCGCCGATTGCATACTTCGATTGTTGTGTTCTAATGCATTTGCCGGGTTTCAAAAAGGTCAAGTCGCATATGACATTGAACGCAAGATCAAAGCTCAACAAGCCAAGCATGATAAGCAATGGGAAGTTGTAACCAAAGCAGAAACCGAGCTTAGGGAACAATACCCATTTGTTGGTTCTTCTGAACCTGTACCTATCGAGTTCGCGATCGCATTCAAAGAAGACAATGAAAAACATCGCAAGCTCATGGAAGCTAACCTTGAAGGTGCGTTGTTTGATCTTTCACCGCATGAAGTGAAGCTTCTTAGGGCCGCGATCGAAGTGTGTCATGAACCTAGTGCGTTCATTGATCCGACTAAGGTCATGAACCAAGAGTTGTTGCGATGGTACACGCCGATCTTGCGGGTTATTTCGGGAGCTAATACCGAAACCGAAGACGCAAAAATCAGCAAAACCGATTCACTTCCTAAGTGAACATCGCTCGTATGTCGGGGGTTTGAGTTTGATTTTTCAAAGCGCTAGATCCTAGATCATACCCAACGTGTAGGACCACGCGCGATGAACGAACTCACTAAACAGGTTGAAACATTGTCAACGAAAGTTGATGCTGTTTGCTCTTCGGTTGAAAAGTTCGGGGCTGCACTGGTAGCCCATAAACAGAAAGATCAAGAGTATCAAACGACATTGATGAACAAGTTGACTACAATGGAGGCTAACATACTAGCCGCAACACGAGCGAGCGAAGGCGCTAAGAAAGACTCTAAACGCGCACTAGTAGCAGTGGGTAAGTATTCTGTCTTCGGTATGATTGGGGGCTTTATAGCGCAGTTCATACACTACCTAGTTCGCGGGTTACGCTCGCAAACTGACTCGTTCGTGTTTCGTGATAAACCCCAATCATGGAACAACTGACGAACTTGGTTGAAGCGGTTACGCGATGGGTTGATGCCCATTGGCTATTGATACTGGCGTTGTACCCGCTTGTGATAGGCATTCTTCGAATCATTGTCCTAGTCATTCGCAAGAAGATCAAACCCGAAGATGGTACCCGACTTGATGGGTTTTGCGACTTCATCGAAGGCTTGATGATTCGTAGCGATGTGATCTTGGCTGGTCTGGACAAAATCAGAAAAGGTAACGTGATCGAAGGTGTGACAGACATCATCACATCGGAAGCCAAAGAACCATCGAGCGACAACACCCCAACACTTCGCCCTTGACGTCTACCCGGTTAGACGTGACACCAAACACATGACCACTTGTGACGAAAAGTTTTACGGTACGGGTTGGGGCGTTACGCCTTACGGTAGCCCAGAATCAACCGGTTCGTTTGGTATTGAACAAGCCGTAGCCGTTCGTGAAAACGCGGTTCAAGTCGACTTCTCTGAACCTATTTATTACAGCCTGCTTCTTGATGTGAAAGACGGTTCAAACCCTGATAGTTATGCATTCGAAGCTATCGAAAGTATAGGTAACAACGGGTTGCATTGTCGAACGGTTACAGCCGTGAAAACGGAGCTAATAAACCCTTCTTCGGTTCTCATATGGCTTGACCGAGCAATGACCCCGTACCCTGCAAGATACAAGCTTACATGTTCGAATATTTGGACCGTTGACAAGGTAACCACGATTGACCCTTGTTATGCTCAATATGGTTTTTATGGTTCATTCAAAGTACTTCAAAAAAATGTTTTTGATCTGCAAGTGCCACAACGCGATATTGCATCACCGCAAACTAAACAAGCGTTTGCTGACCCCCTACCGTTTGCACTTGATCAATACTTGGGTGTTTTCAATGTAGACGATAACGGTGATTATGGGTTTGATGAAGGTGAAACTGCTCTTCGTAAGCGCATACTTCGGCGCATTGTCACCAACAAGAACGGGTTCACTCACATGCCCGGTTATGGCATAGGCATCGAAAAATATACCAAGAAACTTTCACGAGCTACTGAACGGCAAAAACTAGCGTCGGATCTTGAACTACAACTTCGACGTGAACCCGAAGTGTCTAACGTCTCGGTAACATTCACACCAAACAAGTTGTACCCGAACCTTGTCAAACTATCGATACAAGTGAAGACAAAGATCGGGTTGAAGTTCACCATTGAAAAGGGTTTCGAGGTTGGATTATGGATCTACCTAGCAGACTTGATCTTCAACAAACGGGCCGGTCCTATGTGATCGATCACAACCCGAGAATCGACCCTAATCAAGTCGATACCGAAGGTTCAGATGTGAACATCTTCGTGGGTTCAATGGCCGCCGTAGCTTTTCAGTTGGTGCTTCAACTGGCTTACAAGCTAGCGGGATTGTTTCTAGACAGTTGTTTCGACGAACTACTCGACCGTTACGCATGGGATCGATACCAAGAAGTTAGAAAGGGTGCATCGAATGCCGTGACTACGGTACAGATCACCCGATCAACATTTGATGCGGGTGCAGGTGAAGTGCCCGTTGGAACTAAGATCGCAACCCTAACGGGTATTGAATACATCACCACAACGATCGCGGTGTTTGGAGCTAGTGATCTCGTTAGTTCATGCAAGGTCAAAGCAGTTCAAGCCGGTAAGAATACTCAAACGGGTAAGAATACGCTTAGACAGTTCATGGAACCCGGTTTGCTTTTCGATCAAACGCTTCAAGTAAACAATGAAGAAGCTAGCGCGGGTGGTGAAGATGTCGAAGACGATGACACTTTCAAAACTAGGCTTCGCAACTTCTTCATAACTGCAAGGCGCGGCACACTAGCAGCCATTGAACAAGGCGGGATTCAAACACCGGGTGTAGTGAGTGCTAAAGCCGAAGAAGTTCTTACAAGTGGCGCCGAACCCGCGCGTATAGTGAAGTTGTACATAGCCGACGGTTCGGGCATCGCATCGAAAGCTCTAGCCTATCAGACACGAATCAACTTGGATGATTGGCGAGCAGCCGGGATCGGTGTTGTGGTTGATACTTCGATCCCGTACATCATCACGATCAAGTTGAAGCTAGTGTTCAAGGCTAACGTTGATACTGATACACTAGCGCGAAGCATTAGGGGCGCGGTTCAAACATACGTCAACAACCTACCAGTAAACGGCAAGTTGACGATCGGTGGATTGTACTCGATTCTCGAAGGGTATAAGACAGCAGGCTTGATCCCCGATGAAAACACGATCGTTGAACCCGTAGCTGATGTGGTGCCCGATCTCGGTGTTGCCATTCGTACAACACCCGCAAACATACAGTTGGTGAACTTATGACCTTCTACACCCGCGAAGAGTTGCTCAACGTTTGGAAGGCTGCAACCGATCCTAGTTACCATGATCCGTATATTACGGCGGGTGACGGTGGTGGGCTTGAAGCTTACAACCAAGGGTTGGCACAACTTGAAATGGTTTCGAGAGCAATCGAAACTTCAACCGAAGCCGCGTTTATTTTGCCTTACAGTGGGCAAACTGCTGAACCTGCTTCGGGTGGTAGCAAGGCGCGGGTTATGATTACAGTCGAGCGTTCTAATGATGTGTTTTTGCCGCTCATAATGGGAACTAATACAACCATTGAAGAACGCGCGATTGATTACAGCAAAACGGGCACACAACGAATCAACACGGGGCGTAAGTACCTTTTCTTGACCCCGGTAGTGTTCAACCCCGGTGAACACGGGCCTCTATACGTTGAATGTGAGGCTGAACTTATCGGGTACGGGTACAACTACCCCCACCCGCACACCTTGAACGTTATAACGCAACCTGGTAGCGATTTCGAAAATGAACACGGCACGATCAAGATCGTACCTGCTACGGGTAGCGTTTACCTCGTTGCCGCTAATGAATCTGATGTACCTATACCTGAACACGTAGGACAAACAATCGAGTTCATTGATGGTTCTAATCTTGGGTTGATTGCTCGGGTTATTAGCTACACGGGGCCTGACCTAACGGCTAACCCACCCATCGGTGGCACAATAGAACTAGAACGTTTGTGGGTGATTGAATCGACAATCACCGGGGATATTCAAGAAGGCGAAACATGTAGGCAGACCACAACCAACGCCGTTGGTATTGTTCACCGTGTTTCGCAAGGGCCGGGTACAAAGAGTTGCATAACAATCGGTATAAAGACCGGTTCGTTTGCACTTGGTTCAGGACTATCGATCACATGCGATACGTCAACCGCTGTGATCGATTGTGACAATGTACTAGATCCCGAAATAGCGGTGATTTATGAAACCGTGTTCGTTGAAGAAGTAAATACGGCTTCGTGGCGAATGCGTTCATGGTCTAATGATTGGGCCGTTACAGTTACCAATGAAGAGCGACCTAACGGCGGTAAAGCGGCCATTCTTGATCAACTCGGTAAAGAGCGAAACATTAGCCGCGTTAGTGGTGAAACTGACTCACAATATAGGCGCCGTATTGCTCGGGTCGGTGATGTGATAACCCCTAACGCGATCAAGCGAGGCGTGAACTCGGTTGTGTCACCATACAACTTTGAAGTCACGGTTAGAGAACCACCCGGTTTTGAAGAACTACCTGGTTTTTATCTCGACGTTGACGCGTTTGATTATGATCCGACTGTTGTAGAAAACGATCGATTCAAGTGGTTGTTTGATTTCACCGAGTTCAGGGCTTTCATTGTCGTTCATGTTCCCCAACTCGGTTGGGGTGATTTTGGGTTCTCGTTCGATGACTACCCCGACAACGCGCTTGACTTGGATACAATAGCGCTTGACGGTTACCCTGTAACCGAAACAACGATTTACAAACGTCTTCACGCTGCTGTCGATACACGTAGGGCCGGTGGTGTTGGCTTTATACTGTATCGAACCCCCCCTGATGGTTTCTTCTGATTAGTGAGAACTGAACAATGTCAAGTACAACGAAATCACTGAAGTTCAACACCCGAGAGCGGGCACTTTCAACCGACTTCAACAGGGGTCAAGCGTTCTCAAGCCATGAGCTTGCTATGTTCGCTCGTTCGTTGTTGCTGTCTTACTACCCAAGCACGGGTACACCCTATTATTCAATGAATGAATCATACCCCGATCCGCTAGAATCAGATCGGCCGATTCGCGGGGTTGTTCTTCATGGTCTTCACTTCTACCCAATCAACGGCACCACCGATGCCCTTATTACAGCCGGTCAGGTGTTGCAGGTACAACTAACCGCCGATGTGGGGGCGGACGATTACAACGTCGTTATGGTTGATGATGAAGGGGTACAATCAACGGGTACTCTTACCCTAACCCCTAACTCATCGGGTACAGGTCGGGTTGACATTGTTGAATGTAAGGTGATCAACTACGATTACGAAACAAGTTCCCGTGATGTGTATGATCCTGGAACGGGGTTGTTCACTGTCGCTTCCCTTGTCAAAGTTACCGGTAAGAAGCTTGAATACCGCATTCGCACCGGTTCAGCTTCTTCAGCCTGGCCTGGCCTTGTTGATGGGTGGATGCCGATCGCTGTGTTGGTGGTTCCCGATGGTACAACGGATTTTGACGGCGTTGACATTTTCGACGTTAGGCCGTTGGTGGGTGCAAGGGCTAACGACATAACAGAAGTCAGCGAAAACACACCCAAGTACCACGAAGTTTATCTTGCTTATGACCTAACGGATCAACACAAGATCAAACCGATCATTGATGTGAGTTATCGTACTCAAAGGGTACGTTGGGGGGATGGTACAGCGGTCGCAAGTTCCCCATTGATGATCGATGTTCAGGACACAGCGAACTATGATCCGACGTGGACACCATCGGCAAGCCAGTTCTGGTTTATGTACCTTGCGTTTCCCTTTGGCCTTCCTCGATGGGCTAAATACTCCGATGCAACCACTTCCCCTCGTAAACCGCAACGTGAAGGGATTCCTATTATCACGAACAAGATTAGCGGAACGTTTGGAACTACTACTTACACCATGTCACTCCCTACCGCTTCGGGTTTGGTAGGGACTGTTCAAACTACTGAACTTTTCTGTGTCACCGCGGGTTGGGTTGATGCGGGTGGTACTGTTCGGGGTACTTTGGGAAGCAAAGGGAAGTTTTGGATATCCCCTCAATCGGCAAGCAATCCCAACGTTTCAGCGGGTACACATACCGCTTCCCTTGCGCGATTCCCTACTAGGCAGATCATTCCCCCCAATGCCAAGAAGGCACGCATTCGAGTAGCTCTAAGCTACACATACACACCGGGTTCAGATGATGAAGTACCATTGATGAACAAGGTGAATAACGCGATGGCATTGTACCCAACCACAACAACCGCGATTCAAGAGAATCTTCACTTTAGTGCCGATTCAACATTTTTGAAGAGTGGTACAGGGTACACGTTGTTGGTATGGACTACGATCGAAGTTCCCGGTTATTGTGATCTTGAGGTTGACACAATCTTTGGTACTTCAGTCGCACCCACACCTAACACCGCGATCGCATACCTTGTTGATTGGTCGATTGAGTGAAAGTTGACTGAAAACAGACAAGGGACAAACCTTGTCAGAATGAAGCGCGTTCACCTTGTAGACTCAAACGGACAAAGAGATCTTGCAATGGTTAGGAGGGCATCGATCGCGATCGCTTCCTATTTCTGCAATGGTGATCAAGGTTGGGTTGTGGGTGATCCGATTTTTGAATACGTAACGGAGGGGAGGCAGTCTTCACACAACAAGTTGTATGCGCAAGGGAAGGTGAAGTTCCCTTATTTTTCGTGTGGTGACTTGGTTCACACTGTGCTGGTTTTTCTCGGTGTTCGCGATGAACACCTAATCAATAGGAACATGGATGGCGGGGTGCACCCATGGGAACCACAACAGAACATTCTTAGACCACAACAACACAAGTCTTGGCATGTGTTTGATAGTCGCTCGGTGTACGAAGGGGGTTCGTGGTTTGATGTTGGTGATCCGTTTATGACGTGTTGTGATCCACATGTTGCTATATTTGAAGACATTGATTTCAATAAAGGGGAACTGACTTCCTATGATTACGGGCAAGTGAGCGCGAAGGGACAAGCGCAAGGTATTAGGAAACACAGAACGGTTCACATGGAAGGTAACCGGCTCATGATAGGAAACAAGCACGTTGTGGGTTATGTTTCCCTTGCCGATGTTGACCTTGAAACTAGCGCTATAGTACCCGATGATTTCAATGAAGGTGTTGAAGATACTACGAACCCCGAACCATATATTTTGATGCCCTAACAGTGACGTCTACCCGGTTAGACGTGTGTAGTTCGCTGCATTATTGCAGCGGTTCACACCGTGTGTTCAGGAGAAAAATCATGACTGCGATCGCTCTGTCAAAACAGTTCTTGGCCCCCTATTACGCAAAGAAAGACAACTTCCCCGGTTTGTTGTCTCGAATAGTCTTCAAAGGTCATTACAGCCGCGATGGTGAATCGTGGACTGATACCATCAAGCGTACGGTTGAAGGGAATGTAAACGAGTGCGGTGGTGTTTCCCTTCAAGAAGCTGAAAAGTTGTTTGATGTAATGTGGAAAGGTTACGCGCTACCACCGGGTCGCGGGTTGTGGACGGGTGGCGTTCCTAATATGCCAGTCGGTGCGCGTTACAACTGTTGGGCGTGTGAACTGCGTTCGGTTGATGATCTTTGTTGGGCTATGACTCAACTTATGCTTGGGGGCGGTGTTGGTGTTTCCCTTGCTCCGATTGATAAGATCAACGCGGTTAGAATGACACCTTGTAACCTTACGATCACATGTGATCCTAATCATGCCGATTATTCTAAGGTTATGAAATATGGATCGGGTTTGAACGAACTTGGCGGCGCTCGTTCTGAGTGTCGGGTCATTCAAGTCAAAGATTCACGCGAAGGTTGGGTTGAATGCTTTCGCGAAGTTGTAATGAGCGCGTTCTTGGGTAGTTCAATCATCGTTGATGTTTCCAAAGTTCGACCATTCGGCGCAACGTTGAAAACGTTTGGGGGTATTGCTTCGGGGCCTGTGTCATTGTGCCAGTTGTTGGTGAACGTTTGGAACATTGTTAGAGGCGCAAGGGGTCGACAACTTCGATCGGTCGAGTGGACTGATGTTATTGATTGGATCGGCGTATGTGTTCAATCGGGCAATGTGCGACGTTCCGCGATCATTGTACTCGGTGATCCTAATGACAGTTATTTCAGAAAAGCCAAACAAGATCGCGCTGCTGTTGAGTCGCATCGTTGGGCGTCGAATAACTCGATTATGTTCACCGATGAAAACCAGTTTGATGATTTTGATTGGCTTAGTCTGGTTGAAGACAATCGAGATTTTGGCGATCCTGGTTTTCTGAACCTTTGGCGAGGGCGTCAAAACGATCCCGGTGTGGTTGCAGTAAACCCATGCGGTGAACAACTGCTTCACCATCGTGAAGCTTGCAACCTTGCCGAAGTGTTCCCCGGTAACTGGCGTGATATTGTGGTTGGTACTGAAGTGATTAGGTTGATGATTCGTTATTGCTTGCGTCAACGATTGGCACCTTTGCCCGATAAGACTTCAGACGAAACCCGCCGAATGAATATGCGTGTCGGTTTGGGTATGGGTGGCTTGTGTGACTTTGAATGGAATGAACAGCTTCTTCGAAGTTACTACCGCGCAGCGAGAGAAGAAGCCGATTCATATGCCGATGAACTCGGTGTTGCACACCCGATCACCGTTACAACCGTCAAGCCTTCGGGTTCTATCAGTCTGCTAACCGGTTCAAACCCTGGTATTCATTCACCCAAAGGTGAATACATCATTCGGCGCATTCGGTTCAATGTGGGTGATCCCATGATTGAAGTGTTGAAGAGCGCGGGTGTTCATTGTGAACCCGATGTGTATTCACCTAATGGTCGGGTTGTGTTCTCGTTCCCGATTCGTTGCCGCATAGCTAGTCACGCTAAAGTGTCATCGCTCGAAACCGTTGAAGATCAAATAAACCGTCAACTAGCGGTACAAAGATCTTGGGTGGATAATGCAACAAGCATAACCGTGGAATATGGGGACGGTGAAGAAGAACAACTAGCGAATATGTTGAAGAAACATGTTCGTGAAATGAAGTCGTGTTCGTTCTTGCGCAAAGAAAACATGTATCAGCAGGCGCCGCTTGAAGTGATTGATTCTGATACATATTTGCAAATGGCATCGAAGATCGATGAGAATCGAGCGCTAGACGAACACCATACTGAACTTGAACTAGAAACCTGCGAAGGTGGTGCATGTGGCATTGATCGGGTTAGTATCTAACCAATGAATGCGTGAAGGGGGTGGTGATGGTTCGGGCAACATGTGGGGGTTCAACTTTAGTTCATCATCGATATAGACCACGTACACAGGTCTAATACCGACGTGATCGCAATGAATAGAAACTATGGCCCCTGGCTTGAGACGTAGAAGCCAATCTTGTGCTTTATGGGCACCGAACTGATGCCATGCGGGATCGGCGACTCTAATGGCAAGTGAAGGGGTTAGAATGTCGATCGTTCCTTCCCTTGCCAGTTCCGAAGGGTTGCCCTTCATGTGTGTGTTGATTCGCACAAGAAGTTGATCATTATCTGAGTCTACCCACTTGAGATCAGGAGCTATCAACCCAACCTTCACGGTTCCGCTCTCAAGCGCATATTGCCTATATTGAGCCATTCGTATTGACCACCGTGAACGATTGCTTTTGTCTCGCCATGGCTGCAACTCCATTGCAGGGGGGCGACGTTGATCAACGGCTATCTTTTCAAACCGGCCTAGCTCAGTGTTAGGATCTTTGCTGCCCAAGATTAGGGCATATCCTAGCTTTTTGTCAGCCGTAACCGTCAAGTAGTCTTTGATTGTGAACCGTTTTGAGTTGAAGTCGGGTGAGATCTCGTGAGCGAACATATTCATATTATGCGGCGTAGTTCAAAAATATGTCGCTGTGTTTCTCTCGCGTATGTGTACGCGCACGCGTGTATGTATGCGCGCGGTTAGTCTTTTGATCTTAATAATAAGATCTAAGATCCATATAGATCCGAAGATCAAAAAAGATCAAAGAGATCAAAAACTTAAGATTTCACGAAGTGAAATCTTGAAAAGGGATAAGGGGGTGCAGGGGGAGAAGGGAAAAACGAACCCCGATGTTTTCGTGAATCAACCATGGCCAACAACGGCGGAACGCCGAAGCAGGGTGCCCCAACCCCCCAACCCCCCGCCCCGACGTCTAACCGGGTAGACGTGATTTTTTGATCCGATTTCTTGTTACGGTTTCGAAGTATGCTGCATTATGGTGGGCATGAGTGAACGGGTTAGAGTTGAGCGAGCGGGTTCAAAGGGTCGGGCTTTCGAAGCCCGCCTTGTTGGCTCGGTTGTTTCGTCAATGCTTGAAGGCTATAAGAGCGATGACAAGATAATGAACCCGACATACGCTGTATTGCTCGGCGACGAATCATCACTTCGGGCTATTGTGGCAAATATGAAGACAGGCCGAAAACTTTGGTTGATTGATCGTCCGATCAATCGAAGGGCACATACTAACCCTTATCCGACGCTTGAACTTACCAAGAAAACTAAGTGGTCTTTTTATTGGCAACACATGCCCGAAGGCTCAACAGTGCAAATATTCAACAATGATTTGATTGAACAAGATCCCGGTTTGATTGACCCCGATGAAATCAAGTTCGTTGCACCCGTGGTTAGGCATTGGTGTGATAATCAAAATGAAATAATAGCTAAAGTTGATCCGTATATTGGCGAATGGTGCAAAACGATATTGGAAACATATTGGCAAAACGCCGATTACAATGAACGTAAATGGCATGAGCGAGCCAACTCATTGGTGTATTGTGCAACCACATTTTGCCTATATGCCGATCGTCGGTCGCGTGTTCCAATATTGCCTTCACTTCGGTTTCAAGTTCGGTTGTTCTTGGAATGTTTGAAAGCTGGCATTGTTAGATATTCGTCGGCTAATAAATATCAACGCGAGACATTCGGCGAAAATGGCCCGGTGTTTACAAGTGACAACGAAGCATTGGGTTTTGTTGAATGTCTGCAATGTCGCAGTAATCAGGAAGCATTCGAAGCAGTAGTTGCTCGGGTAGTAAATCAAACGGAGATCTCAAAATGAAGCGTGCAATCATCGGTGTAACAGGTAAAGCGGGTTCGGGTAAATCAACATTGTGCCAAGCCTTCAAACAAATGAACTGCGAAGTAATGAACTTCGCTGACCCTTTGAAAAGAATGTTGTTGTGGGGGTTCCCCGGTGTGTTCTGTGAAGAAACGTTGTGGGGTGATAGTGAGAACCGTAACTTGAAAGTACCTTACTTCAACGCGACGATACGCGAAGTGTTGCAAAAACTTGGTACCGAAGGCATGCGTAATCAGTTCAACAAAAACCTATGGGCTAACTATACGGTTGATTACGCAAACGAAATATTGTCCCGAAACCTGAAATATAATCGAATAACGGGGCGGTCAACTATGGGTTCAGAAATGTACCCGGTTGAAGGCGTTGTAATCGGTGATTGTAGGTTCTTGAATGAGGCGCAAGCTATACGCGAGTCGGGTGGTTACATTGTTCAAGTAACCCGCCCTTCGCTAGTCAGTAACGACACACACCAAAGCGAAACCGAGATGGTTCGAATCAAAGGTGATTACATCATAGTGAATGATTCAACCATTGGTTCATTGCATCTTGCAGCCGCTAAGGTTCTTTCTTCAATCAACATGGTAGCGAAGCGTTAGAAAGTTGCGGACTGCGCTGCATAATGGTTGACGTCTACCCGGTTAGACGTGAAAGACAAGAACACAACATGGCACGACTTGAATCACAAGCGGTTTCGGGATACTTCGCAACACCTTCACGAGTGGTTGATATGGTGGCGAGTAAGCTAAAGCCCGAATCATTCACCGGTAGTCGATGGTCATATCCCGCCGTTACAATAATCGACCCTTGCGCGGGTGAAGGTCATGCGATCAAGTCATTGCAAGCCCATGTTGAAAATCAAATAAGCGAAAACTGTAAGGGCTGGGTATTCACCCGAGCAATCGAACTTGAAGGTGATAGAGCTAAACAATGCGCCGAACTATTCGGTGTTGAACTAAGCAAAGAACGAAAAATGTATGATACGAGTGTTGTGGTGAACGCTAATGCATTGTTGTGCAGTATATCTTCGCATCGGTCTAAGGGGTTGGGCATATGTTGGTTGAACCCCCCTTATGATCATGATCGATTGTACCGAAGAACAGAAGAAGCGTTTCTTCGACATGTCACACGATGGTTGAACCCGTATTCATTGTTGTTTTTCGTTGTGCCTTATTATGCATTGATTGCCAGTGTTAGAACCCTCGCAATGCATTATGAATCGGTGCAATGCTATAAGTTCCCGAACCCTGAATATGATCTATTCAAACAGGTGATCGTTGTAGCGCGTCGAACAATGACCCGAGTGATACCCGATTGGTTCATTTCTCGAAATGTTGAAAGGTGGGCAACCGAACCCGATACAATACCCAACATTGAATCAATGGAAGTAATCGAATATCAGGTTGATAATAATAACGAATGGATCACGAACTTTGATATACGAAAAATAAATGAAGCCGATGTTATGCTGCAACATGTACCCTTTCATTTCACAGGTAAGAAAGGTTCAGCGATCGCTGGTCGTAATACATACCCGCAAAAAAATATTGATTCATTGTTGCAGCAATCTTACCCACTAGCGGCAAGCCCTAAGCCTGCGCATGTAGCGACTGCAGTTGCAGCGGGTGTCTTCAATGGGGCACGAATAATGCCGAACACAAAAGGGTTGCCACCATTGCTAGTGAAGGGCGTGTTTGACAAAGAGTTCAGGACAATCAAAGAGAATGCAGACAAATCGGGTACTGTCACATCATTGGTTCAGGTACAACAACCGAAGCTAACCGTGACAGTATTTGATCTTGAAAACAAAGTATTGCGACAGCTACCGCAAGGTGTGATTGTGAACGAAAAACTGTCATCGGTAAGTGAAATGACAGTGGCGGATCTATTGTATTATTACAGTCGAGACATGTTGCGCGTAATGCTCGAACAATGCCCTGTGAACTATACCCCTGCCGATGCGAGTCAATACATACTGCCAAGAACACGAAGACGATTGTACACCGCGCAATCACATACTGTTCGAGCATTGGTAAAGTTGTTTTCAGATCAAAGCAAAGAGACTAAAGCGACCAGTGCAATCCTACTAGGTGAGATCGGTTGTGGTAAGTCAACCGTATCATTGGTTGTTGCTAAGATGTTGAAGGCTGAACGAGTGATTGTCATGTGTCCGCCCCACTTGTTGCAATCATGGCAGAATCAATACACAGAGGTGTTTGGTCGTAATAACACCAAAGTATTGCAATCAATACAGGACATTGAAGAGTTCAGTTCAATGAATGGTTTTGCACTCGGTATATTGTCGAGAGAGGCGGCAAAACTAGATCATGAAAAGGGTTCGGTTTCGAATATATGCCCATCATGTGGTTTGCCGATTGAGCGCAAAGATTATGCACGCAAGCGTGAGAAGTGTTCAAACACTGTCATGTTGTCGCAAGTGGGTAGCGACCCGCATCCGTGGGCCGATAGTGTTGTGAAGCTTGCTCGGTGTTTGAATGCGGCGTATTCAAACGACGAAACGATCAAAATGCTATTGCCTCAAGGGGTATATCGTAAGCGGTCAAGCGTTGATAAATATACGGTTGATGAAAACAAAACTATGATTGAAAATCATGTTCGGGGTTTGCCTGCACTCGAACGGTTGATGGTTCAAATGATTGAATCAATACAACAGGTGAACAATGATATTCGCGAACTATTCATTGTAAATACATTGAAACTAATAGCAGCCGTGTGTGATGATTTCGTTGATGTGTTGAATCGGGTCAATAGAATCGAGAAAGCAATGAATAAATATGAATCCAAACAATGGGTGTTTAGTATTGTTGACCTATGCAATAAGGCGTGTGAGTTGAAGGGTGTGGTTGTTCCCGAACATTTGAAGAGTATTGAACCCGAATGTTCATTGACATTGAATAACAATATTTTTGTTTACAGGCGTCAACGTTCAAGTGAAGCATTGCTTGATGTGTTGAAGTTCTTGGTTAGTTTTTGCGGACTAACGCGGGTGAAAGAATGCGGTGAACCGTTGTATTATTCGACACCCAAACCGAGGCGTATTGCTCTTAGTACCTATATTGCGAAACATGCAAAACATTGTTTTGATTTTTTGATTCTAGACGAGGGTCATGAATATTCGGCCGATGGTAGTGCACAAGAGAAAGCAGCACACCGACTTGTTCAACTTGGTAAGCCTACTCTATTGATGACAGGTTCAATCATGAACGGTTACGCTCATTCATTGTTTGCCAACCTTTGGTACATGTCGCAACGGTTCAGGAGTGAGTTCGAGCGCGAAGATGTTGAACGATTTGTTGATCGATATGGTTATCGAAAACAGGTGGTTGAACTAGGTGATGGTAAGAAAAAATCGGTAGAATATGGGATTCAATCCGATCGGGTAGTTACTAGCGCGCGAAAGGTGGGGGTCGCACCGGGAGTATTGCCGCTGCTAGTAATCAAACATCTTCTACCGATCGCGGTCACATTGCACAAAGAAGATCTTCAACTTGACCTACCGCCTAGCACACAAGAAACCATTCGTGTTGCAATGCTACCCGAGCAACGTGAAGCATATGAAAGATTGTTGACGGCGTTGAAGGCTCAAATATCTTCTGACATGTTTACCGAACGCAACGGCAAGCTATGGGGTCAAATGTCAGAACTACCTTCATTCTTGGATCGATGTGTTCCCGATGCCGGCAATACAACGGGTGGTGAATACGTGATTAGATATCCCGAAAATATGGGCGGTGATATTGTCGCAAGTGAACCACCGATGAATCGATCGTTGTTGCCCAAAGAGCAATGGTTGATTGAAAGGGTGAAAGCCGAACTATGTGAAGGTCGCAAAGTCATTGTGTACGGGTATCATGTTGAACTATTGCCAAGATTGAAGCGGGTCATTGAAGAAAATATTGGTGAACCCGTTGCATTGCTTGAGTCGCGTAAGGTGCCGCCGCATGAGCGTGAAAGCTGGATTGAAACGAACGTATTGAAGCCGGGTAAGCGTGTGTTGGTGTTGAACCCGGTTGGGGTCAAGACAGGCATCAACAACCTGGTTTCGTTTAGTACGGCTATTTGGTTTGAGAATCCAGCATGCAACCCCGAAATAATGCGACAAGCTAACGGTCGTATTGATCGAATAGGACAAACCCAACCTACTCGAATGCTAATACCCATATACACCGGGTCATTGCAAGAACAGCTTCAATCGTTGCTCATGGCTAAGGTAGCGGTCAGTTTGCAGACTGACGGGCTTAGTGGTGAGTCAGCCCTTGAAGCCGCGGGTGCTTCGAGTGAAGATGTATTGAACATTGGCTTCGATAATATTGGCAAGATGTTGTTCGAGCTATTGCAACGGGATAGCGCTGCATAATGCAGGCATGCGAATAGTTCTAGACAGTCAAGTCAGGATCGCCGTGAATGCCATACCCCTAGTGGCGCGCGGTGAGATCGAATATGCGTTTACCTATAAGAACCAAAACCATACGCAGTTGATACGTTTGAAGAAGTTCTACGCCGCGCAAAAAGAACCGGCTACAATATCAACCTATGGTTATGACGGTGATTTTATGACTTTGCCGCGTGGTGGGTTTCGCAAGGTTCGCAATATACTCAGATCTCATGGTGTGAATGATTTTGAAATAGACGATCGAAGGGTTGAAGGTGAGCTTCGAGAATGGATACCCGATACCGGTAGATCGTTGGATTGGTTCCAAGAAGAAGCGGTTCAGTTGGCTATGCGTTCGCAGAACTGTCTTGTTCGTGCTCCTACGGGGTCAGGTAAGACGACAGCAGCGATCGCCATGATAAGCCGCATCAAGCGACCTTCGCTCGTATTGGTTTGGACTGATGGCTTGAAAGACCAATGGAAGGGGCGCCTTCGCGCTGAACTTGGTTTGGATGAAGATCAAGTTGGTATTTATGGTGGTGGTAAGAAAGAAGAAGCCGACATATTGATCGCGATGGATCAAACGCTTGCGCGTAGTGGTGTGCCCGAATGGATGGTTGCCAAGTATGGTGTGTTGATATGTGACGAGGTTCAACGGTTTGCCGCTCGTTCGTTTCGCGAAGTTGTTAGTAAGTTTCCTGCAAAGTATCGCATAGGGCTATCAGCCGATGAAACCCGACCCGATGAACTTGAATGTTTGATTTATGACCAGTTCGGATCGGTTAGCTATGAGATATCACAAGAAGCGGTTGATCAAACGGGGCGCACTGTACCCGTGAACGTGGTTGTGGTTCCTACTGCGTTCACCTGTGATGCGAAAGAATCATATAATCGAACGCTTGCCATGGTAACCGATCATGAACGCAATGAAGTTGTTTATTCATTGATTGAATCAGTGAAGGGTAAACAAGTGTTGTTGTTCTTCTCACGTATTGAACATTGTAAATCGGTTGAACGTTCGTTGATAATGAGGGGGTATCGTACGGGGTTGACCATTGGGCAAGCCAAGAACAAGGTAGAACGTGAAAGGGCTATTGATGGGCTAACCGATGGTTCTATTGAAATCGGGGTTGGCACTGTTGAATCAATAGGAACGGGGATCGATATACCAACGGTTGAAGTTGCGATTGTTGCCGATCCTATTGGTACTAACCTTCGACTATTCAATCAAGTGCGGGGTAGAATATGCAGGGGGTCACCGGGTAAGACACACGCAACGATTTATTATCTTTGGGATCAACACGTATATGGTCGGTATGTGTTGAAAGGTATTGTCGACAAGTACGGTGATCGTGTGAAGGTGTTGGTTGATGGTAGACTTATGAACCCCGATGAATACCGCATACCTCGCAAGCCTACTTTTTTTGACACTCTTTGACGCTGCATAATGGTTCACGTCTACCCGGTTAGACGTGACAAGAGACAAGGCATGAGACACCCACTAAACCCACCCAAACCACAAACCAAAGTTGAACGTTTGAAGAGTGAAGTGAATGACATGCTTCGGGCGGATAACTGGCAACCCGCAACGCCTGACCATGTGATGATCCTTCACTGCATTTGTCATGAGCGCGTTTATGGTGTTTCGACTCCCGAAGAGTCGGGTAAAGACTTCACGATCGCAAGGGTTCAAGCGAAGCGCATACTACGCGAAGAGTTCGCCGAAGATATGAGCAAGTTTATCGTGTTCATACGGTGGTTTTGGTCGCGTGAAAAGTCGCGTGAGAAGTACCGAAGGGATACAGGTTCACCAAGTACCTTTCGTGCTGACTGGCGTTCAGTGTTCAGCCGAAGGGCCGTTACTGATTACAAGTTGAGTATTGTGCGTGAGGCTGAAAAGTTGTGAACCGTCCTACCCTTCACGGTGCGATCATTGGTTCGGGTCATTACAACCAACTAGTGAGGGTATGTGATGCGCAATGGTGGCAGGTGTGGCGATGGGTTCAGTTTGTGTGGTGGTGTTGGTGTGTGAAGCAATGGCCTTCAAAGCTTCGAGTAGCTTTCGTTGATGTCGGTGAGTTCGTTGAATACTGGGTTGTTGTGTGTGGTGAGTTGAAAGGGATCGCAAGTGAGAACGCCGTTTACAAACACTGAGTCGAAAACCAAAGCGGTTGAACTGGTTATTCAACATGACGTAGCCAATGAACAGGTTGTGATCGCCGCTGCAATGGCCGATGACGAGGTTCGCAGGCGATTGGTACGCATGCCGATCGATGTGTTTCAAACTGCCTCACATCAACAAGCATGGTCAACGTTTCAAGAACTCGAACGCAAACAACTAGGGTTTGATTTCGCAACACTGCAGACGCTAACACCGGGGCTAGACGTTGGTTATTTGTCGCAGTTGCACGAAGCTCGCCCTGATGTGCCAGTGAACCTAGATCACCACGTGAAGACGTTGCTATGGGATAAGGCGAGGGCTTCGAGTATCACCGGACCGGTAGCGTTGTTTCTTGATGCGATCAAGAACCCCAAAGAGTCACCCGAACGCGTGAAGGCACTAGCGAAGGCGATCGGTGGTACATTTGACGGGTATGAAGGGCGATCGTTTCTTCGGGATAGTGAAGCACTCGTTCACGAGCAAATAGAAGATTTGAAAAGCCGTAGAGCGGGGTTTGCTGTCTATACGTACGGCATACCATCGCTAGACAAATACGAAGATGGTTCGGCGCGTATGGTACCCGGTGCGAAACCTGAACAGGTTACGATCATCACAGGTCTAAGCGGGTCGGGAAAAACTACATTTCTAGCTCAAATGATTCTTGGTATTGCTCGCGATTATCACAAACATTTTCTTGAAACGAAACAACGTAAGCGCGTGTTGTTTGGAGCATGGGAAACACAATCGGGGCCTATGCTCGAACTCATGGCTAGTATGTCGCTTCGATTGAATAGAACCAAGGTTTCGTTGGGTAACGTAACCGATGAAGAGATCGAACAGTTGAGAGCGCGACAACTGGCAATAAGTGAATACGTGAAGTTTATGCAAAACCCCTTTCAACGTGTAAGGGGTGAACGCCGTCAAACGAACGATGATAACCTTGACAAGATTCATCAATACATTGAAGACACCGGCGCTGATATATTTGTTGCTGACTTGCTTCAACGTGCATTCGTTCAGAAAGATCCGGAGCAAGAAGAAACCGCATTGTTTAGGTTTCAGGCGATCATGCAACAAACACATTGCCATGCGATCGTTTGCCATCAAATAAGGTTGAAAGATGTTGAGCAGCGGGCAGACAAGCGACCGACCCGTGAAGGTATGAAAGGCTCTTCGGCGTGGACTGAGATCGCTGATACAATACTTGGAGTTCATAGACCTGCATTGTGGGCACCTGTACCAGATACGACGCTTCAAATACTGGTGTTGAAGCAGCGTTGGGGTAAATGGCCGCTAGCTGTTGAGTTCGACAGTGAACCCGATATTGGGGTGATATCGAACGGGCGATCAATCGAGTACAATCGAGCGTTGCTTGAAGAGTCTAGTGAACATGATGCACCGGTTGATGATTTTTTGGGTTCTAAACGTGATGCGATGAAGCAGCGCAACCCGAACATGGATCGGCGTCCACGTGGTAAGAGGTGACTATGCAAGTGTGGATTGCAACTCATTGTTCAGTTTGCCGTAAGTCACTCGGTGAAGGTTCAGTGTACTTGTGTGAATCAGAGCTTTATTGTGGTGTTGCTGAGTCGAATCGGATCTTGGGTTGGCATCGTGAATGCTGCCCGCAAAAAGTGAAAGATCGTTACGATGAAATCGCAAGGGTCGAACAACATCGACAGCATGAAGAAACGGGTTGATGTACCTGCATTGCTTCGATCGTTGTACATTGAAGCAAAGGTAAATCATCGGGGTGAATGGTGGGCTATTTGCCCATCAGGCAACCACGTTGATCGCTCGCCTTCGTGGTCAATCAAAGATCAACCCGGTTCGGATAAGCACGGGCTTCATACCTGCTTCGGGTGTCATTGGGGCGGTGGTCCTATTGAGCTTGTTCAAGCGGTTGTCGGGTTGAGCTATGCTTCGGCTAGACATTGGGTTGAGAACCTATCAGAGCACGCAACCCCGGTTGTTAGTGTTCAATGGCAAGTGAACGCCCCGAAGCAATCGAAGTTCAAGCTACCCGCAGGTGTTGTTCAAGTTCCGTTTGCTGAGTGGATATCACCACCGAAGCGCTACCTGATGAACAGGTGTATAGCTTCGCAGGTTGACCGCTATCGACTCGGTTACGCTGTATCGGGCCGATGTGATGGTAGAGTAGTGATCCCCGTGTATAACGCGAATGGTGCGCTTGTATCGTATACGGCGCGTTCATATGTGAACCACGAAAAGCGATACCTTGAACCCAAAGAAGACGAACGGGCAGACAAGAACGCGATTTTCGGTGAACATCTTTGGAATGAACCCGAGCGCATACGCGGTATTGTAGCGATCACAGAAGGTGCATTGAACGGGTTGTCAGTTCGCGAAGTGTTGCCGACACTTCCCATAGCTTCGCTAATGGGTTCAGATGTTACACCGATTCACATCATGAAGATCACGAACAACTTTCACACGGGTTTGATACTTACCGATCCTGACTATGCGGGTGATCTAGCTGCTGAAAAGTTGCAGGGATCACTTGCGCGATCGATGAACTTGGTAAGACTAACACCACCATCGGGTTTCGAAGATTGGAACGCGTACTTGATGGGTGATCGTGATGGGATGGCATGGCTACTAAGCGAAAACATACGCCGCTTGATGAATGCGAGTTGCTAGCGAAGTTGTTGCAAGACAAGCAAGCGATGAACGAGTTCATCGAGAAATATCCGAACGGTAGACAGCAGGCTAAAGCGTTGGGGGTATGTCGCAACAAGTGGTTCAAAGAGCGTAAGAAGTTCGGGATCGGTTGTTTCGAGTTCGGAACTCACCCGCATACACTGAAGAACCTAGCCAAGTGCAGACAACGTTACGCCGAAGTGCACCGTAAAGATCACCCGGTGAAACAACACGGGTTTCTTTCGGTCGAAGAGTATCACCGCCGTTTCGGTGATACGTCTAACCGGGTAGACGTGAAAACCAGCGGTTGAAAAAAAAACGACATAGCCTCAAAAAAAGATCTTGACGGTAAGTCGTTTTGACTGCATAACCCTACTCGTAACAACGAACTCAACACCGGGATGGCCCGGTAGAAAGACAAGCAAATGATCGCATTCTCAGAGAACTTCGAAGTAACAACAAGCGTTGAAATGATGACGGTTCACACAGTGAACGGCGCAACCCCTATTTTTTGGGTACGCGCTACGATTTCAAGCGGTGCTTTTTATTTGAAGCTTGATCACTCCTATAAGACTGAAGAGCGCGAGAAGATCGCAGAACTCGCCGAACTTGTAAAGCGCCAGTGTGTAAGAACGGCTGAGTTCAATGAACAATACTGGCGAGTTGTTTGATCATTCTTTAGCCCGCCCCGCTTAGGGGGCGGGTTTCACTTTCACCTGATGGCGGGACTAACGACAATGCGAACACGACTCAACCGAAGCATCAACGCCAACATCGATTCAACGCCCGTATGGCTTCGTAATATGAACGCCGAACAGGTTCAGGCTATTGAACACACGAGGGGGCCGATCGCGGTCCTAGCGCAAGCCGGTAGCGGCAAAACCCGTGCTCTCGTTCATCGCCTTGTTCGGTTGATTGAAACGGGTGAAACAACACCCGACAAGATTCTTGCTGTTACGTTCAGCAAAAAAGCAGCCGACGAAATGAGCGACCGGGCCGCACAGCTCGGTGTTGATGCTCGCATCGGTACATGGCATTCGTTGTGCCTTCAAATAATCAAAGAAGATCAACTACCCGAATCACGTTGGACGATTGACGAGTCTAATAAAGCTAAATACGTCATGAAGGGCGTGATCGGGTACAAGGCGATGAACTGGCATGACGCCGACTTGAACGAACTCATGTCGTTCGTTTCGTGGGCTAAAGCTGAACTCATTGAAGCCAACACCGCCGAAGCTAAAGCACTGGCTAACGACTGGTTTGGTACTCGTCATGGCAGGCTTGCCGCCACTGCATACGAGCTTTATGAACGCGCTATGCAGTCAGAGCAGTTGTTGACGTTTGATGATTTTCTAGTGGTGGTGTGGCGTCATCTTTCGCGCAATGAAGACGCGCGTTCACGTTGGGCTTCACGATGGGATTTCTTGCTTCAAGACGAGGCGCAAGACGCTAACGAGGCGCAGATCACGATCGCTAAGTTGTTGGCACAAGATCACCGTAACTATTTGATCGTCGGTGATCCTGCGCAATCGATCTATGGGTTTCGAGGTTCATCACCCGATCACATAATGGCATTCGTTGAAGAATGGCAGGCTGAACGCGTGGTGATGAACAAGAACTATCGATCAACCGATTCGGTTGTACGCGCTGCAAACAACGTCATACGTAAAGCAGTAACGCGACTCGAAACCGACATGCAACCGATGCGCGGTGTTGAAGGTACTTCACATGCGGTGTTTGCCGAAGATCTTGATGATGAAGCGCGCAAGTTCACGGCATGGGTTATTGAAGGTGTAGAAACCGGTTCTAATCAGTACAGTGATTACACATGTCTATTTCGCACCAACGCACAATCACGAGCTGTTGAAGAAGCGTTGTTGTCTGCAAAGGTGCCTTACGTGGTAGTTGGTGGTTCAAGTTTCTACGAGCGCAAAGAAGTGAGAGACTTGCTCGGATATCTTCGAGTTGCTTCGGGTCGTGACGAGACGGGTGAAAACGTTCGACGCTGTATCAACGCACCGTTTCGATACCTCGGTGCAAAGTTTGTTGACCGCTTGCAAATACTAGCAGCGGGTAACAAAGCGATTGATTGGCCCACGTTGGTGTTTCGTGTAGCCGAACAAGCGGGCATTCAACAACGTCAACGAAGTTCAGCGGTGCAATGGTCTGAACTAATGGGTTACTTGCGTGAACTCATCAACAATCCCCCTACTGAGTCAGACGATCCATGTGCGCCACACCTACCCGAGCAAGTGTTGAAGCACATACTTCAAGTCACGGGATACCAAGAATGGCTTGAGAAAGAAGAAGGTTCAGAAGGCTTGCACAACAACCCGGTAAGCAATGTTCGCGAGTTGATTCGTGTTGCTTCAAGGTTCAGTTCGGTCGGTGAGTTCTTGAAATATATTGACAAGAACATTGACGAATCAAAGAAGCAACGCCGTGATGCGCAAGCGGGTGGTAACCGGGTGTTGTTGATGTCGGTGCACCGATCGAAGGGCCTGGAATGGCCTAACGTTTGGGTTGTCGGCATGAACGAAGGCATCTTGCCGCATGCACGTGGAGATCTTGAAGAAGAGCGAAGGCTTGCGTATGTGGCCATGACCCGAGCAAGAGACAACCTGCGCTGCTCATACGTTCGCACCGTGGTTCAAGGTGCCGCTATTCGAGAGCTACCGCCTTCGCAGTTCTTGATCGATAGTGGGTTGATGTCGGGTTCATCGGTGGATGGTGAAGTGTACTGAGTTCGTTTGACATAGCGTAGTTTGCGGGGTAGTGGTTGGGTTCTTTGACGTCTACCCGGTTAGACGTCGCAAAGGGTGATTGACATGAAAATCAAAAAAGAAGCGGCAAAACTTCAGGCCAAAGAGATCACGGTTGAGCAGTTCATACGTGCGACGTTGCACGATTGGTCAAATATCGCTAAGTCATTGCTTCGAAGGTGGCGCGCACCGGTCGAAGTTGAAGATGTAGTTCAAGATCTCTGTTGTGCCGTCGTTCAGTTCGTTCCGTTGTTTGATGCAACGCGCGGTGTAACACTCGGTGATTTCTTGATCTACAACGCAACAGACAAGGCAAAGAAGCGAATCCACTGTTATCGTGAAGCGAATCAACATCGGTTCGCTGATAGCAATGCTTCACGTGTTGCCGTGTCTTGCGACCCTACCACAACGAAGTGGTGTTCATCGCAGGTGTATGCACCGACACAAGAAGACCGCGTTGCATTGCGAAGACTAGCGCAACGCATGCCGACAGCGGGCGGGCAACTGGTAGCAGTGGCGATCATCGACTCACAAGGTGATCTTGAAGCAACAAGCGAGAGTGTGTTTCTAACGGCTGAACTTCGCGCAAAGTTTCGGCTCAACACACTTGCAGACGCGCGAAGACTTACGAGGGCGATCTTCGGAGTCATGAAACAACAAGCGGCGATATCGTTCGCTGCATAATCGGAGTCAGGAGCAAAAACCAATGGCAAGCAAAACGGTAGCAGGTGTTCAACTAAGCAAGGTGAAGCCCGAACTAATCAATCAAGCGCTTGAAAAGGTCGGTATTGAAGTGACCGCTGACTTGGCGCAAAACATCAAAAACCTTAGTGATTATTTCGCTACTAAGCCTTCCGATGAACTTGTGAAGTGCGATGGTTGCGAAGGCGTTTCAAGTATCTCATTCGATGAGTGCCCTTATTGTGGAATGTCCGATCAACCACCCGAAGGCGTAACCGTGAAAACACCCGAACCCAAACAAGACAAGCCCGAAGCTAAACCGAAGGGCAAGAAGAAGGCGCCAGTTACACCAGAAACGACGACAGCACTCGCGAAGGTATCACCGGCCACAATGAGCAAACCGAAGAAAGGGGGGGCCATTCACGACGCCGAAATCATCCCCCAAGGTACCATCGCAGATCTTGATCAATCGGTCGCAGCCATACAAGAAGCGAAAGGTAACGCTGCAAAGTCGCATTGGACTATCGGCAAGTTGATCGCAGAGAACCACACGAAGGCGTTGTGGAAACTACGAACAGACGCCGAAGGTAAATCACTGTACAGCAGCTTCAACGCGTTCTGTGAAAACGAACTGAAGATTAGCCCTGCACATGCCTACAACCTGATGGATATCGCGAGGGCATTCAATGAAGAACAGGTGATGAAGTTTGGACCTTCGAAGCTTGGGTTGCTGTTGCAGGTACCACCCGAGGATCAAGCGCAACTTCTCGCGATCGCCGAAACTGCTTCTAAGCGTCAACTTCAAAAACAGGTAGACGCCACCAAAGAGAAGAACAAGAAAGAAGGCAAAGCGGCACCGGTCAAAGAAGGCCGAAAGAAAGATGTTTCAAAGGCTACCGCGAAGAGCGGCGCAGCGGGCAAAGGTGCACCCGCTACAACTGGCACATCAAAGAAAGACGTAATCACGATCGCGTCTATCACTGGCAATAAGACCGTGAAGCTATTCGCTACACCTGCAAAGAAAGGTGACACACCCAAAGAAGCGAAGAAGCTTGCTGATGAACCATGGGGCCGATTGGAGCTTGAAAACAATGTTGAAATGTTTTTCAAGCTAAAGCCTAACGCGGGTGGTCACTTGACGCTTCAAATCTCAACCCGACGTATTGAAAAGTTAGGTGTGTCATGACCGGGTTTGTCAACGCGTTCGAAGATTACGACAATGGGTTGTTGGTTTTTCTCTACCGTTCAGAAGATGGTTCGTTGCGCAAGCGATCGGTAGAAGCACCATATACTGCATTTGTCGAAACCGAACGCGTTGACCCCGGTACACGATCGGCACTATTTCGGGCATGTGGGCCGGGTATGCCTATTCGAAGAATAATCGATCAAGGTAGATTTACACGCATTGATTGGCGTACTAATAACGATCGAAAAGCAGCGGTGCAGGGTGGGGGGCCATTTATGCAAAGGGGTATCCCTACATTTGAAGGTGATGTTAGTGCACTTAGACGATATATGAGTGAACATGAAGTACCTATTGCAACCCCTTCACGCGGGTATGTAGACATTGAAACCGATGCACGCTTTTCATTCGATCGAAAAATCGAATGTCGAATATTGTGTTGGACCTTGATCAATGAAGATGAATCGGTGGTAGAAACTGGCATGCTTGAATATGACAATGATGAAGCTGAAAAAAAGCTACTTGATGCATTTTGGAAGGCCGCCGAAAAATATGATCAACTAGTGGGTTGGAATGCGCAAAGCTTTGACTTCCCTATGTTGCAGGAACGCGCGAACATTGTAGGGCTTCAAGTGAAGTTCAGGCGATGGTTGTACCTTGATCAACTTGTATTGTTCAGGCGTATGAATACCGCTAGCGAGAGCGGTGAAGAAAAACAATCGTTCAAGTTGAATGATATTGCACAAGCAATACTCGGTGAAGCTAAAGACGAGTTTGATTCAAAGAAGACATTTGAGGCATGGTCAAAGGGCGGTGAAGAGCGCGCTCGATTGTTGCGGTATAATAAAAAAGACACTCTATTGTTGGCACGCCTTGAACGAAAAACAGGCTACATCAAACTATTTCAGACACTATGCGAAGTGTGTCACGGGTTTTGCGATACTTGGTTTTTGAATCCTACTAAACAACTCGATGGTTATATGTTGAAACTAGGTGCACAGCGTGGCCTTCACTTTCCGACTAAGCTATTTGATGATGATAATAAAAAAGAAGATGACGATCCATATGCTGGCGCATATGTCATGCATCCCGATGTGAAGGCGGGCATTCTCAAAAATGTGCATGTGTGCGACTTCGCTAGCCTGTACCCGTCTATTATTTTGACGTGGAATATGAGCCCTGAAACCAAAGAAGTATTGAACGGGCAATCATACTGCAAGTCACCGAGTACAGGTGTGAGGTTTGATAATATCGAAGGGGCAATATTGCCAACGGCTCTAAGTGAACTGATTAGACTTCGCAAAGAATGGAATGAACGAAAATCTAATGCCGCGCCTGGTACACCCGAATGGTATGACGCGGACCGAAGATCTACAGCCTATAAGGTAGCGGCAAATAGTTTTTATGGTGTGGTAGGGTCAACGTTTAGCCGATATTACGATCGTCAAATAGCCGAATCGGTAACACAGAACGGGCAATGGTTGATCAAGAAGACAATCGAAGAAGCAGTGAAACGTGGGTGGCGCGCGGTATATGGTGACACTGACTCAGTATTTTTGACAGGGTGCACCAAGGGCGAGTTCGAGGATTTCACACGATGGTGCAATGAAACATTTTATCCACGAATATTGAAAGAGTGCGGGTGTACTCGAAACCATGTGAAACTGGCATATGAAAAACAGTTTGATTGGCTAGTGTTTACAGCCGCAAAGCGATATGTTGGCACATACCTACATTATAAGGGCAAGGCCGCAACCATTGATTCAAAACCCGAAGTGAAAGGGCTTGAGTATAAGCGCGGTGATACCCTATTGATGGCACGTAGACTTCAAGAAGATGTAATCAAACTGTTCTGCGGTAAGTGTGATGACCTGACTATGTATTTGAAGTTGGTTGAGCGTTGCGCATATCGGGTATTGAATGAACAGTTGCCCGTTGATGAAGTGAAGGTGTCAAAGGGAATATCAAAACCATTGAATGAATATCCAAGTGAATCATTGCCACATATTCGTATTGCAAAACTATTGCTCGAACGCGGTGAGCAAATCGGCAAAGGTACCAAAGTGCAATACATTGTTACCGATGCGTCAACATCACCCATGAAAGTAATACCCGCTGATGATTGGGTGGGTGAATGCGATCGGTTCTACCTATGGGAGTCGCTAGTATATCCGCCGACCTATAGGCTACTAGCGGCGATATTCCCTAATCACGAAGTAGATCTTGATAAATATAAAAAGGTCAGGCCGAAAAAAACCAGGGGTGAATCAAAACGGGTGTCATTGGAGCAACAAGGTCAGGTGTCGATGTTTCCCGAAATCACATCGTGTAATAGACCTGCGACAATAGATCTTTCGGGTGTCCTATTGGCACCACCGCAAAGCTCAAAGAATAAACCATTCGTATTGCAGCTTGAAGAACATCACACCAAAGTGATGGGTAGAATACGTGAGGCGTTGAAGAGTCATCCCGGTTCAAGGCCGGTTGTACTCGAATGCAAGTTGAAGAGCGCGTTGGTTGTGATGGATCTACCGATCACGGTAGCCGTTACACCTGCATTGAAGCTAACGATTGACGAAATATTGAACGGAGTGAACCATGCGAAAACGAAGTGAAGTTGTTCGAACACCTGAACCACAACAACCACCTCCGCCCGTATTGATTGAAGGGCAAGTATGTGAGCGATGTTTCGGGCCGGTGTTTAGTACGCCTAGTGGTGTGTTGTGTGAACAATGTGGTGGTGGTGTTGAGACTCTACCGATGCCCGTTACTGCACCCGTCAAATCGCCCGATAAGGTGCCAGCAACACCACATGAAGAACCGAAGGCTAAGACTTCAGACAACCCGGTTCACGCGGTGTTTGGTGCACATAGTTTGCCGTCAAACAAGTCAATGAACGCGGCGTTGGATATGGCACCACTTGATCGCATAGTGACCACGATTTTTGATTGTGACATCGATCGCGTATACGAACGCTTGAAGCGTGAGTTGAAGGTCGGCGAGGGTCGCGCCGATCGTGGCACGTTGCAAAAAAACATTGATGAAGCTGAAGATAATGCGCGCGAAGCACATCGGCTGTATGTGACCGCAAAGCTCATGAAAGAGCGCTATGAAGCGCAACATGATCCGATCATAGGCGCGATGTGGAAGTCAGCGCAGGAAGTTCTTGAGAAAGAGAAAAAAGACGGGTTGAGAACGAAGCAGATCACCGATGCCGACGTACGCTACAAGGCCGCTGAAATGTACCCTGATGAGTGGCAGGAACAACAGGCCAGGCTTCGGAAGTACGACCAAACCGTGAAGCATCTAGAACACCTTGTGCAGCTTTGGATTAGTCGGTGCCAAAGTACCCGGAAGTTGTCTGACCTAGTGAGATAAAAAAAGTAGCGGGGGGTTTGATATGGCTGCATTATTTGATTGTCGCGAACTCAAAAACAGTTCGCATCAACAACCAACGTTCAAAGGTTCCGAAAATGTCCGACATCAATGACTTCTTGAATCATGACACGGGTAAAGCGAAACACTCTAAGGTGCTTCGTGGGTGGACGAAAGATGGCTCAATCACTGTTTGGCTGCATACTAAATACCCACCGAAACCGATCTATCGTTACAAGCTCCCGATCCCGTTTACGTACACCGACAAAACCAAAGTTGAAAAGACTGAAGTTTGGACGAAATACTTTGTGACTCATGATCCCGAAACCGTGCATAAATCAATGTATGCACGCAATCAAGCGGGTCAGCGCGAAGTACCACCGAACGACCCTTTCGGTGTATTGCTTGAAGAGATCTATCAGGCTGTAATGAGTCGACGTTTGCACCCGATGACTACTGTGTGGTCAGTCACCGACGGCGCGGGCACAACAACTAATCTAACAGCAGCGGGCATTTGTGGGCTTCTACAAGGCAACAAGATCCCTGACTTCATTCAAACCGCTGCAAGTGCACACGGGTTGTTGATGTCGCGAGCATGGCAAGAAAGCAGCAACGCAAAACTGTTCTACGTGTTCGCAGTGGTGAACGACGCTAAACCGGCTGATGGTGTTCAACTGGCGGTCGAAACATCACTTCTCGGTGATAAGGTCAAGGGGGCCATTCATCACGCCCGTGAAAGCTTCGGCGCTGCATTGGCTAACCCACTAGTCACGCCTTATGCGTTTCGTTGGAAGTATTACAAAGACAAGATGCCAATGGAAAAATACGACGCGATCCCCATTGGCTCGGGTGTGGTTCCATTGCGTGACGATATCAAAGAGTTGATCTTTTCTGAACCACCTGACGATCGTGACGAGGTAACGCCGTATAATGTCGCTCACCTTCGTTCATACGTTGAAGCGTACATGCCGAAGCAAGTGCAAGCGATGTTTGATCTTGATCGTATCTTCAAGGTCAAGGCTGAAAAACCTACCTTCAACAAGAAAGCCGTTGACGAGTTCGGTGGTGAACAACAAACGTCTAACCGGGTAGACGTGCCAGCCAAACCGGCGCAGAAGCCACCACAACAAGCGCAATCGGTTGAACTGGTAGCGTGTGACTCATGCGGGCAAGCGATGCCAGAAACCGCTGCTGTGTGCCCGCATTGCGGGTATGTATACGAGCAAGCCGCGCCACCACCACCCCCACCACCGCAACCGATACGCAAGCGCAGTGAAATGAAGGCACAATCACATCAAGCGCAGTTGCCTACAGTGCGCAATGATGAACCTAACACCACGCTTGCCGATGGTGATGACTTCCCGTTTTGATCTGACTGTCTTAGCTTCAACATAAGCCCTCGTTCATCGGGGGCTTTCTTTTTTGGCTGCATAATGGAGATCACAATCATGCCACGCAAACCGATCAAACAATCGCCACTTGATGAAGACTTCTTTGACCCTGATAGCGTCTACACGCCCAAACCGATCGCGCCGAATGAAAAGGCGATCTCATCGATATACGCGGGGATCGATGGTATTGAACCCGCCGCGAAAGTATTGAATGAAGTTGTGGCTGTACCTACTCGGTTCATTTCGTTTGATTGGGCTACACGAGTTGGGGGAATGCCTACCGAAAGGTTTGTTGTGGTTCATGGGCCTTCATCACATGGCAAGACTTCGTTTTGTCATGGTATCGGCTCTTCGTTCCTACAACGTCAACATTTCTATTGGTTCATAGATGCCGAATATACAACACCGATCGGTTGGCTTCGTGGCTTGATGGGTGAAGTGTCAAACTCGCCGTTGTTCGTCGCTTCACGTCCTAAGTCGTTTGAGCAAACCGCGCTCAATACTCGTAAGTTTTTGCACAACATAATCGAGGGCAAAAAGTCGGGTAAGATTGATCCGAGTACCCGAGCGTTGATCTGTGTTGACTCGATTCGCAAGCTTGTGCCCGAAAGCATACTTGCGAAGATGACCGCGGAACTGAAGAAAGAAAAGCTAGACAATGGGATCGATGGTTTCAAGGGTCGCGCTGGTATGATCAAAGCAGCCATGAACGCGGCGTGGCTTGACGAGTTGATCCCTATGTTGGCAGAAGCAGGCGCGACAATGATAGCGATCACCCGAGAGTCGCAAAACACGTCAACCGATATGTTTGCAACTGACTGGAAAATGACAGGGGGTAACGCGCTTGAGTTCGACTCATCGTTGATCATTCGAGTCGAGCGCGACGCATGGATGAAAAACGGCACCGGTGAAGACGCTGAAGTGATCGGTGAACGTCATAGGTTGACCATTCGAAAAACTAAAGTTGGTGGTAAAGAAGGCAAAAATACTCTTGCTTGGTTTCATACGAGCAACGGGGTTGATTCACCCGAAGGCTTCGATGAAGCAAGCGATCTCCTATTCATGGCTAAGAAGTTCGGCATAGTTCAAGCGTCGGGTTCTTGGTTGGCATATGGCGATCGCAAGTGGCACGGTGAACGTCAACTACTTCATGCGTTGCGCGATGATATAAAGTTGAACTGTGAACTTACGCAATGCGTACGCCTTGAAATGGCTGAACGCGAACCCGATAAGGGGGGCGAGTTATGATCTCGATAATGCTGTCTAGTGATTGGCACGTAGACGCATCAACCGCGGGTGTGAATCGGTTCTCTGAGTTGAGCGAGCGCATCGAATGGCTTGTTGAAGAAGCGATCAACAACAAGGTTGAACACTTTATGTTCTTGGGTGACTACCAAGAACCTGACGCTTGTGAATGGTACAAATACCAAGATCTTCTTGTCCGTGTTGTGGTGAAGTTGTCGCAAGCGGGCATTCGTTCACATTGGTTGCAAGGCAACCATGACGTGGTGAAGGCGTTGAGTGAGCACTCAACACTTTCGATTGTTCGCACCGTATCGGAAGCGTTGAAGGTCAAGCCGTACTTCTACAATCGCCCAACGTGTAAGCCTCGCGACATCACCGAAGGTCAACCCTTCAACTTGGTTGCGTTGCCTTACCCTTCGCTAGCGACTTACAACAATGATCTGTGTGTTGCGAATGACGTGATGAAGTTTGCATCGTTGTGCAATGCCAGTGCACCGACGATAGTGATTAGCCACATGCAAATCAAAGGGATGGTACCCGGTTCAGAATCGGGTGACATGGCGCGCGGTTTGGATCATGAGTTGCCATTTGATCGGCTTCGCTTGCTTCCTAATGTTCGGGTGTACCAAGGCCATTATCACCGACACCAAACCGTTCAGCGTGAAGGCGTTGAAGTGGTGGTTGTTGGTTCACTGGCAAGGTTGCACTTCGATGAGGAAGATCACAACCCCGGTTACATGATGGTGAAGCTATGAGACGAACGATCAAACCGCGTGAAAGTTTCGTTGTTGATGCTTCGGCTCGTAAGTTGTTGACTGTTCGAGTTGATGATCCGTTGTGGGCATTCTTTACCGATGAAGAACCTGAACCAACGTTTGAAGGTGGGTTCTTCGTTCGGTTGTATGTGCCCGAACATGCCGAAGCTCGTCATGTGAACAAGGCGGTTGAATGGTTGACGGGTAAGGGTTGTTCGGTTCGGTTGATGCCAAGATACCGAACCAAGGCGCCTGCATTGCCCGTACAATCAACGAACGGTGTAACATTGCGTAGTATTGCCGATCGTCACATCACCGACGTTTTCAACCGCGTGTACGGGCAAGAACACCCATTGAAGCAAGCGTTCGAGAGAGCGAAGATCGAAGTGTTCGAAAGAGCAGGTGTGTGATGTATGTGAAGCAAATTATTCTTGAAAACTGGTGTCGATATCGTGGCCTTCAACAACTTGATCTTGAACCGAAGGTGTACGCCGTTGTTGCTCGACAACAACACAACCACGAACGATCGAACTGGGTAGGCAAGTCGACGTTCTTGGAGTCGATACCGTTCGCATTGTTCGGATATCACCGGTTTGATCGCGAAGAAGCATGGATCACCCGTGGTGAACGTTCGGGTTCGGTTACGTTGGTGATGAGTAACGGCACAACGATCAAACGGTTTCGCGATGGTGGTGCAACCAAACTTTATTTGAAAGACAATGAAGGCGAGTTCGTTGATCAAGTAGCTAGCGATCGGGTGTTGCGTATGTTCGGCATGTCGCAACGTGATTTCTTCAACACCTGTTATTTCGAGCAACGGCAAATGGCCCGATTCATTCTGTCATCACCGAGTGAACGGCTAGACATGGTCAAGGCATGGCTTGACCTTAGTAAGCTCGATAAGGCGGTTGAAGTAGCCAAAGAGAAAGAGAAGACAACCACCACAACCGTTAGCTTGAATATGGGTTCACTGCTGACTGTTGAAGCGACGATCACGAGGGCGATCGAATCATTGTCTAAGATCCTAAACATCGAAGTGACAGAATCGAACATGTCACGAGTCGATGAAGCGATCGCGGCGTTGGATGCTGAGATTGAGATCGCACAAGGTCGGGTTGCTACATATGAGCGAGTTCAAGAGAGGCTCGCGAAGTGGCAGACCATGAAAGAAAGGGCCGATAGTGTTGATGAAATCATCACGAACGCTCGCGAGTTCAAACAACGGTTGGGTGCATCAAGCGAACCCATATCGCAACGGTTGAGCGAGAAGCGAACGGAGCTTTACAAGCTCACAACAGAAGCGGCACGCAAGACACAAACGGCCGATTACTATTTGAAGCAGGTTGAGCGCGGGTTTGATGGTGTGTGTCCTGTGACTTGCAAGGGTTGTCATACACCCGAACAGGTACAGGCTGAGTTGTCTAGTCAAACCGAAGAAGCCCGAACGAAGAAGCAAGAAGCCGATGTTGCTGTACAAGAAAAAAACAAGTTGATCGATATAGTCGATTCACTTGAAAAGCAGCTAACACAAACGCTTCGTGATGAAGCTCGGATTGAAGAGTTCAGGAGGCAATACGAAGCGGCGAAAGATGCCATTGCTTGGATACGTGACAACCCGAAGCCGCAACAAGTGAGCGGTGATGATGTGGATCGTCTTGTGAACCTTCGCACCATACGAACCACGGTTGAACGAATGAAGACATCGGTGAACGAGTTGATCCCGAAGCGCGATGAGTTGAAGCGCACCGTTCGCAAGTTCGAAGAACTTCGCGATATGTGGCAACTTATGGCGGTTGCTTTGGGGCCTAGTGGTGCGCAACGCAAAGCAGGTGAACAAGCGTTGGCAGAGATCGAAACTAACGCGAATGCGCTACTTGAAGGCATCGGCATAGATCTCGAAACAAAGATCTCATGGTACACCGAGGGCAAAAAGCTAGCGACGAACTGTGAAGAGTGCGGACAAACATTCGGGCCGGGTCAAAGGGTCAAGGTATGTACCAAGTGTTCAAGCCCTCGAACTCAATCACGAAAGTATCAGCTAACAGTGACACTCAGTGACCGTTCAGGGGCCGCCGAAGACTTGGCGGGTGCTGCTTACCAGTTGGCCGCTAGTTCGTGGCTTAGAACGCAACGTGGCACGCAATGGGGGCTTGCAATGCTTGATGAACCTTTCGGGCAACTCGACCATGCAAATAAAAAGTTGTTCGCTACTCATATCGAAACCATGCTGAAGAGCACGTATGGTTTTGAGCAAGCGTTCGTTGTTGCGCACGATCGCGCAATACTCGAACGATACCCCGGTGAAATATTCATTGAAGCGCAATCAACTGGTAACAAGATCACGGCTAGGTAACCATGGCAATCAACGGCAAAGTGAAGGGCGGTGTGGCTGAACGTGAAGTGTCTAAGATGCTTCAAAGTTGGTGGTCACAATACGAAGATTGTCAGTTTGTGAAAACCCCGGCCAGTGGTGGGTGGTCAACTGCGAATGTACGAAGCGCGTTCAAGGCTTCGGGTGATGTGATGACCACCGCGCAATCGTTCCCGTTTAGTGTTGAAGTGAAACGGCGTGAAGGTTGGAGCGAGTCGAACTTCATGAACGGTCGCAAGTCGCCGGTGTGGGCATGGTGGCATCAAGCATGTACACAAGCGCATGAAATGAACGTGACCCCGATGATGTTGTTTCGGCGCAATCGCAAACCGTGGTGGTTGATGATATCTCAAACAAACTTGGCAGTATTGAACGTGGATCTTACTTCGGCGTTGGTGTGTGAGTTCTTCGATGTAAGCAAGCATCTTCAAGCAAACGACTGGTATCCGATCGTTTATGATGCGGTGAAGTTTTTCGAGTTGGTTCAACCGACCGATTGCTTGTTGACGTAGCCAACATTACACAACGTGATAACGTGCCAGCATGGCGCGAAAACCGAAGAATGAGGCACCGGTAACGGTGTCGCGAGTGGTAGAGCTTGTTCATGCAAACATCGAAAACATTACGGCGTTTCAATATGGTAACCCGCGCCGAATGCGTCAACGCATGGGTGAAATATTGGAGTCTTCGATCAAAGAACTTGGATTTGTTGAACCTATTGTTGGGCGCCGTATGGGTGACAAAATCGAGATATTGAACGGACATCACCGAGTTGAAGTTATGCGTAAGCTAGGTGAGAAAACGGTACCCGTGACAATCGTTGAAGTACCTGACGAAACCAAGGCTAAAGCGCTTGCACTTTCTTTGAATCGAATAAGCGCTGACTGGACTAAAGACGAGCTTGAAAAATACATCACCGATATCTTGCAAGGTGAAGGTTCAAGTGTGTCATGGGTGGCCGATGTGACCGGGTTTAGCGGTGCAGAAGTTGATGCTTTGAAGTATGATTCTGCGGGGTTTCTCGATGACGTTTTGAACGAACCATCATCGACTGAACCGAAGCCTAAACCTGCACCAACATCACGCTTCAAAGAAGGTGAAACAATAACGTTTTTTCTAGAACCTACGTTGAAAAAACGGTTCTACGATGCGTTGAAGAATGCGAAAAAACAAGCGGGTGTTAGTACAACCCCGGAAGCCATACTTTGGGCACTTGAACAATCAACGGAGCGAAAACCATGAAGATCGAAATAGCGAAACCGGGTGTAAAGTTCGAAGCATCACATACCATGTACCCGTCAACCCTCGAAGTGTTTGGGCCGGGTTTCTACGTGTTGGGTGTCGAGCATCAATCACAATACGGGTATGTACTTGAAGGTACTTGCTCGGTTCGTTCTGAACGTGATGACATCACAGCGATGTTGCGCGAAGGGGGTTACTTCGCTCTACCCGGTCAGGTTCACATACGCATTGAATCGGGGTTGCTCGTACTGTTTACCCGCTACGGTTACCGCGCGATGTGCAACATCGGCAAGGTTGAGAAGAAGGGTCGACTTTCGTACATTGACGGTTGTAGTGATTCAATGTTGGTTCAGCCTGCAAGACAGGGTGATCCGGTGTTGAACCATCTTCACTTCCCCGAAGATATCGTTCAAACGCAGCACACCCACCCATCGATCCGTATGGGTGTTGTTTCGGGTGGGCGTGGTCAAGTATGGCGAGCCGCTACGGGTAACAACGTCGGTTGGATGCGACCTTTGAACAAGGGCCATGTGTTCTTGCTGGACGAACAAGAGATCCATTCGTTTAGAACCGATGAACGAGTTCTTGGGTATTGTTCTGATGGTGAACCGACAAGCGATCCACCTTCAACCATGGATGTGATCGCGTTTCACCCTGATAGCGATTGGGGGCCAACGGATCAAAATCACCCGATGTTGAACCGTACCTATATCGGCACGCTGCCAAGTGCACGCGGTGCATGACGTCTACCCGGTTAGACGTGAGTAACGGAGAGCGAAACCATGACATTGTTCAAAGAAAAAACAGCAGCGTATTACAAGAAAAAAACGGTCGAAGAAGATGTGATGCAACTCGCGATTGAGCGAATGAATATCGTATACGACTGTTATGATCGTGTTGTGGTTTCGTTCAGTGGTGGCAAAGATTCAACAACATGTTTGAACATCGCGTTGAAGGTAGCGCGTGAGCGTAAGCAGTTGCCGCTTGATGTGATTTTTTGGGATGAAGAAGCGATCGTACCCGAAACAATCGACTATGTGCGAAGGGTTGCACAATCACCTGATATCAACTTGCGATGGTATTGTTACCCCGTGCTTCATCGTAACGGGTGTTCAACTGAACAGGCATGGTGGTCACCATGGGCACCCGAAGATCGCGAGTTGTGGTGTAACGTCATGCCCGCAGAAGGCATACATACGATCGAAGGTGCACCGAGTGAGCGCTTGCCTATACCCGAAATGAACCCCTATGTAATACCGAAATCATGGGGCCGGGTTGCCATGATTCTTGGTATACGCGCTGCTGAGTCATGGCGTCGTAAGTGGCTTGTATCGGGCAAGCTCGAAGATAACTGGATTCATACCGCGCCTAGTGGTAAAAACATCATGTATTGCAAACCGATCTATGATTGGAGTGCGTTCGATGTTTGGACAGCAGCCGATCTCGAAGGTTGGGACTATAACCATGCTTATGACGTTATGAGCAAACTAGGCATGTCACCTTCAACACAACGTGTTGCACCACCGTTCGGGCAAGAACCGATGAAAATGCTTTGGATGTATGCGCAAGGCTGGCCTGAACTTTTTGAAAAGATGTTGAAGCGCGTACCGGGTGTGGCTTGTGCGGCGCGATACAGTCGAAGCCCGTTGTACTTGTCAAGCCAAGGTGCAGACAAGCCCGCCGATCTTACGTGGCAAGAAGCGGTTATGTTGAAGCTGAAAACATGGCCGATAGAAGAGCGCAAGCACATAGCTCAACGAATAAGGCGAGAGATCGCAAAGCACAATCGAGCAACGAACAATGCAGACGTACCCGAAACCGGTAAGGGGCTAACGTGGCAATCGATCTACCGTATTGTTACAACCGGTGATTTCAAAGCTCGACTATCAACGCAGTATGACGTCAGTCTATTTCATCGTGGTGATGTTGGCCCCGCTGGCAACCGTATTGTGAAGAAGTGAACGGAGCGCGAAAACATGGCTAAGAAGAAACAAGAGAACATTCACCCGATTGCAAGTGTGCAATGGGTTGATCCGAAGACGCTACACGCGAACAACTACAACCCCAACCATGTATTTGGTCCTGAACTTCAGTTGTTGAAGACTAGCTTGCTTGAAGATGGTTGGACACAACCGATCGTTGTTCGTGAAAGTGGTGAAATAGTAGACGGGTTTCACCGCTGGACGTTGGCCACAACAGATCAACAAGTGGCCAAAGTTTCAAACAACCTTGTACCTGTTGTTGTGCTTCGAAATAAGAGCGAGGCGCAACTCATGGCTTCAACAGTTCGGCACAATAGGGCAAGGGGTCAGCATGGCATTTTGAAGATGGCAAGCATCACGCAAGCGCTTCGTGAATCGGGGTTGGATGATAAGCAGATCCAACGGTTTCTTGGTATGGATCGCGAAGAGTTGAAACGCATGCTCGACACAACACCGGGGCCTCAATCAATGGGTAAAGAGTCATACGGCAAGGGATGGGTTACAACACAATGAACGAGATCAAATCGCACAAGATCACGATGGTAGACGCGGGTTCTTTGAACCCTGCACCATACAACCCGCGCAAGATCGCGAAAGTAATGCTTGAAGCGTTGAAGACTTCGCTTCGTACGCATGGTTGGGTTGAGAATCTAATAGTTCAACGCGAAGGCATGATCGTGATAGGCGGTCACCAACGCCTTCGTGCATACCTTGAAATCAATCAAGAGAAAGGTACGAAGCCGGGTAAGGTGCCTTGCATTATTCTTGATGTGAATGAACGCACTGCGAAGAAGTTGAACGTAGCGTTGAACCGTGTTGTGGGTGAGTTCGACAGTCGCAAGCTAGGTGAGTTGTTGCTTGAACTGGATAACGAATCGAGGTTGTTGGATGACGAGGTTAGAAATATGGGTTTCACCGTTGATGAAAAACAACGGTTCATTGATGTTGCGAGCCCGCCCGATATTGAACCCGACGGTAGTGACATCACCGAGTTCGCGAAATCGGTTACCTTGTCGATTGAGTTCGATTCGGTTGATCAACGCGATCGTGCAAAACGGTTGTTGATTGAACGAGCGAAGATCGAAAACAAGAAGAGCGGATCGATACTCTTGGAGCTTCTAAGATGACCTTGTTCACGCGTTGGTTGCGTCGACTGTATGAGAAGGTCAAGGGCATCTTCTACGAAGGGCCTAACCCACCTAAACGCCTCGGTGATGCCGTTGCGGTGTTCGCTGAAATGAACCCGAAAGCAACCCGCATTGAATGGATATTGTTTTGCACTCAACTTGCCGAAGCTAGTTACAAAAGTGGGTGGCTTCGTGGGTATGAATGGAGTGAACGAGAACTTGATATAAAGCCCGAACACGACCCCGATCGTATTGCCGACGCATTGTTGAACAACTGGCGCGCTAGCGAGCCCGTAAGGCTGCATAATGTCAATGAACAGGTGACAACCGAAGCACCGGTTGACCCGAACGTAATGGAGATCTTGAGCAATGAGCGACAATACTTTGAAAACCGTGTTGGTGTCGGCCCTTCTCGGTAAGTTGGTGATACACAAACGAACAGGTGTTTTTGGTGAACCGGTTGAAGTGTTCGCACCGGGTGAATGCCCGCCTAATGCAAATCCCGAACTACCTACGCCAAGTGATGTTTTCGTTGTGCAGTTTCGCGAAGGTCACAAGTTCATGTTGTCACCTTCTGAAGTGAGCGAAGCAAAGATCAACGAAGTGTTTGATGTGTTGACACCTAGTGAAAAGATCTTCGTTGATAATGCGCTAGGTGCAATACACATCACCTTGAAAGAACTCGGCATACTTGCAGCAACTACCCGCACAACCGAAGAGCGATCGATCTACCTTACCGCGAAGATACTTCGTGAGAGCGCAAGGGTACTTGAACGATGATCATTCACATCATGGAAGGTGTTAGAATACAGGCCGAAGGTTTGTGTTACGAGATCGAAATCATCAATGAAAAGGGTACTTGGAAAGGTAGCGGGTTTTTTCCGACCTTGAAAATGGCCCTCGAACATTTGCCCGATAAGATCATTCTAAGTACATCGGGTGAATACAACGTGAAGCAGTTGCTTCGGTTTCTTGCAAACATCAACGAAACTATTGCGAAGGTTGAGTTGAAGCCATGATGAAAACGCTTGAAGACTTTGAACAACCATTGGCAGGTGAATCGTTGATCGATGCACATACGTTGATTGTGCGAGCGGCGCGATCGGTAGCTTCTGAATACAGCCAACGAATCAAAGAACTTGTACAGATCACCAAAGCGCAACGCGCAGCGATCGAAGAACAAAACAAGGCTATCGAGGGTAAAGACAAGGCGATCAAAAAGTTGGATACCCAACACCGTGAACTGTCTAAAGCGTACGATGAAGCGCGTGTACGAATCGAACAACTAGAGAATGAGTTGAATCATGCGAAGGCCACTGCACCCAAAGTCTAACGAAGCACCCGCTGAACGACTTTGGAAACTGCCACACGTTCGAGCGTATACCGAGAGTGAAACCCGACGTAAGAACTTGCGATCGTGGCAATGGAACCCGAGCTTGACACCACCGACTTGCATTGTGTTGGTGCCTAGTCGTGACGCTACGAGCCCGGTGGTGGTCACAAAGATTCATCGCAACTCAAGCCCGATAGAAGCTAGGATCGTCAATGGTGAGAAGACGATCAACATCAACACGGTAGTCACTTCGATCGTTGACTTGATGTTCTACGATCATCGGTCGAGATCGGTGGTTCGTATGGCAGAAGTTGAAGTACCCGCGATCGCTATGGCGAGGCTTTACCAAGCACCACACCATGGCCCTGCAATCGATGATGCATGGTTGGCTGTACCGATGCGTGAACGAGTCGCACAAGGCTTGTATGCGCGCGTTTGTGAACTTGATTGGGTTGATAGTGAACCCACGTCTAACCGGGTAGACGTTCAACAACCGGTGGTTTCAACGAAGATTGAGAAACGGCAACTCGCATGGGATTTTTGAAACTTCCTGACTCAGTAGTTGGAACGTATACGCCAAACTTCGCGCTACATGTTCGAGGGGGGTGGGAAGCTCGCGAAGCCGATTCTATAGGCGCGCCTGCACCACAAAAGATCTTCGCTGTGTGTGATAAGTGCAACACAGAATGGCAAACCACATGCACAACCGGGAACGTGAGATCATGGATCAACAAGTTCGCGCTTGCTCACTTGCACCGTGATCCGTTCGCTGAACCGATGGGTAAGCCTGGCTCTAAGATGTGAAACGTGTATAGTGGGGATCGTGGTCAAAGTTCCCCTATATCAACTCAAGGTCGAGTTCCCGTTTCGTTGCGAAAACACCGACAACGAAAGCGCTCTTATTTCGTTCAAGTCATGGGATGATTTCGGCCGATCACTTTGGTCTAAGTCATTGCATGAAACTGAACTGAACCTAGTGGTTCGTTATCAATGGCTACCTAATAACAAACTTCAGTTGATCGTTGTTCAACTCAAACTAGGGCGGGTTATTTATTTCGACATACAGGCAACCCAAGCCGAAGAACCTGCAATAAGGCGTTGGCTAGCTGAACAATATAAACAGTTGGTTCAGCAATGGAAGCCGATCACCGCTAGGGGTTGAAGCTGCATTATGGTGAGTCGGAGGTAAGACCACCATGGAACTAGCGAAGAAGGTAGTAAGCGAACGAACAAAGGTGTTTTTGGGTACAGGCATCAACGAACAAGACAACGCGATGTTGCAAGCGTTGTACAGTCGTTCAACGGCGAGTGTAGAAGAGCATTACAAAAAGGTACAGCGTGTCGGTTCAGGCCGATTTATGGCCAAGTATTATGTGGGCTATGGTCACCCATCAATTGCGGATTGTGGCACCGTTACACTGTTTTTTGAAGGTGTATCGATGCTAGCGGCGAAAGCCATACAAGATCACCCGCTGTACAATGGTCAAGAAACATCAACGCGTTACATCAACATGGTTGAACAACCGATGGTGTATGTGTTTGAAGGGGTTGAAGATAGTGAAGCTATCCGTGTGCAAAACCGGTGCAAATCGTTCTACGAAAAGCATCTTGAAATCGTCGAAGCTTCGGTAGCAGCGAAGCACCCGATCAATGTTGATGAGAATGTTGAAGACTATAAACGAGCGGTGAAGGCTAGGGCGTTCGACATCATGCGGGCATGGTTGCCAGCGGGTGTTACAACGAATCTTAGTTGGCACACATCACTGCGCGTTGCATGGGATCACCTGTCTCAACTCGCGTTTCACCCGTTGCTTGAAGTGCGCAACCTTGCTCAAAATGCATTTGAGTTGCTAGCGAAGAAGTTTCCCGAAAGTTTCGAGCATGACTTGAAGCGGCACGTTGAAGAGTTCAAGTGGTTTGAAACGGTGAACGCGTACAAGTACGAAGATTTTGAGTTGAAGCCGTTGGATATGTTCATTACTTCGACTTCAGAGTTTCTAGAAATCAAACACGCTAGTTGTGTTTATGACTTGATGTCGAAACGTCCACCGAGGGCGCGCATCCCGCATTGGTTGGGTAAGACGATTTCGATAACAATGACAATACCGATTGATTTCGGTTCGTTCCGAGACATTCAACGGCACCGAAACACGCCCCCCACCATGCCCCTGTTGACTCCTAAACGGTTTCACGCGTGGTACTTGAAAGAACTACCGCAACACGTTGAAGACGAGGGCAGAAAGTTGATTTCAGATGTTCAAAACACATGGGATCAATACATGCGCGTTGAAAGCAATGAAGGGGGCAATATGCGCGTTGAACTTCAGTACATGATCCCGATGGGTTTCATGGTTCAGTACATCACACGCATGCCAGCCGATGCGTTTGTATACATGCTGGAACTGAGAAGTGGCAAAACAGTTCACCCGACCCTACGGCATAACGTGATCGAACTCGGTAAGGTGTTCAAACATCGGTTTAGAGAATGGCCGATCGCACTTGATACCGATCCCGACGATTGGACTGTAAGACGCGGTAAACAGACGATCACCGAGAAGACCGAGGTAACACCATGAGCAAGCTAACGCGCGGTATAGACGTCAGCTATGCGCAAGGGCGGGGCATTGATTGGGCTAACGTCGCACGTCATGATGTGAACTTCGTGATCGCTAGGGGCGGTCATGGTGAAAAGTTTGACGGTACGTTCAACGATCACAACGAAGGTGCAAAGAGCGCAAGCTTGTTGACGGGTTGTTATTGGTTCTTTGAAGCCGATCATAGCCCATACACGCAAGCTGATATGTTTATCGAGTGCATAAAAAAGACACGACTAAGGCCGGTCATTGACTTCGAAACACTCGAAGGTTGTGGACCTGTCGAAGCGGTGAAGAGCGCTGAAAAGTTTTTGGTTGCGCTCAACTCAGCAGGCTACAAGCCGATCCTATACACGTGTTATGATTTTTGGCACTCGAAGCTAGGCAACCCGTCAACATCGATGTTGACCACGTTGGATCTTTGGGTGGCGCACTATGGCGTGAAGGTGCCGTTGATACCGAAGCCGTGGCAATCAACAGGGTGGCTCATGTGGCAATATGACGGTGATGGTGGCGAAAGGTTGCCTGACGGTCGGGATAGTGATTTTGTTTGGCTAGCGGGCACACCGGACGAAATAGAACAAGGCGTACTATCACCCGAGGGCATCACGATCGAAGGTCCTAAGACATCGCGAGTGATCGCGAATGATATGGTTCAGATGTGGATAACCGAAAGCCTTGATCGCATGGCCGATCAAACGCTTGAGGATATGCGCAACCGACTGGACGCAAAACGTCGCGCAAGCGATGGTTGACGTCTAACCGGGTAGACGTGGGGATATTTCA